TCGGTGGTCATGGTCTCTCTCGTTTCTGCCGGGTGCGCTGTCACGCCCCGACGAGAGAGACTCTACGCGTTCTCTGGTTCGTGGTCTACCGTAATTCAAACAATCGTACAACCGTAGCAACGGCGGCAACTTACGCGGGCGGGTCCGTCTTCGCACGCGAGGGCGTGAGCGACGCCGGCAGGTCCGGCGTGGGGTCCGGATCGTCGCGGAGGGGGACCGGGGGCGCGACCAGGCGGTGACCGTCGGGCGGGGTCTCGGCCAACGGATCGAGCGCGGTCGTGACCGTGCTGTGGCCCATGCCTGGCGTCGGGCGCACGCCCACGCGGGCGAGCACGTCGCGCACCTCGCGCTGGCGTGTGGTGCGCTCGATCTGTAGCTCGCGGGCCAGCTGCTCGGCGCGCTCGACACACGCGGCCTCGGCGGCTCGAGACTCGTGGGCGATCGCAGCCATGTCTGCGGCGAGCCGGCGCTGCGTATCGACGATCTGTAGCCATGCCGCACCCTGGGCCTGGCTCACGCTCGCCTCGACGCCCGCGACCTCGGCGCGAGCTCGGCGCCGGCCCGTGACCCAGCCGACCGCGCCGGTGCACGCACTGATGGCTGCTGCTACGAGGTCGCTCGGGTCGAGGGGCATATCATGGTCTCCCGCGGCGATCGCTCGCTGGCCACCACGTCGCGAGCGGGCGCGGAGCCGCGAGCCCGGACAGGCGTGGAGGGTCCGCGGCGCCGGCCGCGGGTGCGCAGGGTGGAGCCACGTCCGGCGCCGTGGGTGCGCCACCGTCGGGCGCAGAGAGTGATGCGGCCGCCCGCGCGACCGCGGCTAGTGCCTGGCGTAGCTCGGAGCACTCCGCCCGCACCCGCTCCAGCTCATCGGTCCGCGCCTGTAGCGCCCGATGGAGCGCAGCCTCAGGCGCGACGGTGATCCCGGCCGCTCGGCGCTCGGCCATGACGTCGTCCACGATCTCGGGGCGGCTCATGCGTCCACCACCGGGGGCGTGCACACGGGCCAGAGTAGCGCGCGCTCGCGCGGTGGCCCCATGTCGATCGTGCGCCCGTCGCCAAGGTCGACCGTTGGCGGGATGATCGTCACCGCGTGGTCGCCGCGGAACATGGCGGCTAGCACCTGCTGATCGCGGTTCTCCATCACCAAGTTGTAGATGTCGGATGCGATGCGGACGCTCCAGTTGCTGTCGAGCATGGTCTTGGGGTCACCCATTGCCTGACTCCTTCACCAGCCGGAACGCCCGCTGCTTCCACTCCGGCCACGTCGCGACCTCGGCCGCGTTGGCCTCCAAGAATGCGAGGAATCGCGCGCGGTCCTTTTCGCTGACCTGCGGCACCATGTCGGGCGCGAAGTCGCTCGCCACCATGAGGATAGGGCCGCGGACACCATCGCTCATACCCTCCACGTACGGCGCCACCGTCTGCCGTGCCATCACCGCCGGGAACGCGCGCGCCCCCTCGGCCAGCATCTCCGCGAGCGTGCACTCACGGTCGACGATCAGCGCGCTGTTGCTGTTGCCACGCCTGTCGCCCGTGCGGTCCCACCACGCGAGGATGGTCACCGTCTCGCCCCCGCGGCGCAGCACCGACAGGCGTGCGAGGCCCTGCGTCTGCGGCTCCGGCGGCGTGTGCCTCATGTCGAGGGTCTCACCACGCAGCCCCATCGGTGCGGCGGCATCCCAGCTTCGTGAGCCCTCGCGGTAGACGTAGTGGCCAGCCGTTGGAGGCTCCAGCACGCCGAAGTACCAGCAGGTCACCGCACACCCCCACAAGCCGCCCACGCTCCGAGCGCCACACCCCCGCCGCAGAGCGCGCACGCGCCCCCGTGCGAGAGCAGATCGATCCACGTGGGCCGCTCTCCAGGGCAACTGTTCGAAGACGTCGAAGGGTTGGGCTGCTCGCACACCACCGGCGCCCGCGTCGCCGTCACCACGCGCACCTCCGCCGCCGCGCCCATCGCCCGAGACCACGCCTCCAGCGCGCACGCGTGCTCGGCCTGGGCACGGGCCACCAGCGCGGCCTCGGTGGCGCTCACGCCTGCGGACGCGGTGCGGGTGCGGTACTCGCGCTGGACGCACGCGACCTGTGCGGTGCGGGCCGCGGTGAGGGTGGCGGGCTCGGCGTGAGCAGAGAAGGCAAACATCAGGACTGCGGCGCTGAGGAAGATCACGGCCAGAGTGACCGGGCTCCGCTTCAAGAGCACGTCACCGAACAGCCACCCCAGTCCGAACGCGAGTAGCCACGGGCCCAACTCCGCCGCACTCACGACGCCGGCCCCTTCGGCGGTCCCGCCCACGTCGACACCTCGTCTCGCGTCACCGGCCCCGCGGGCGCACTCCCCCGCGCGCCGTCGACCGCCGCCGCGGTGTCCTCGCGCACGCGCGCTACAGCCGCGGCACGGTCGCGCTCGGCGGCCTCGGTGTCGCGGCGCACCTGTTCGATCGCATCGAGGCGTCCGCGCTGCTCGGCGGTGATGACCTCGCGGCCGTGCCACCAGCGCGCGAGGGCGATGAGCGCAGCGACGATGGCGCCGACGATGACCGCGATCATGGGCGCACGCTCGGGATGCGTGCGAGGAGCTGGGCCTCGACATCGTCGATGACGCCGCGCAGGCTATCCGTCAGCTTGCGCACCCCAGCGGGGTCGGGCTTCATCTCGCCACGCTCGGCGCCGTCCATGACCTTCGCCAGGATCTCGGCGGACATCAGCATATCGTTCTTCACGGCTTGCAGGTCCGCTCGGCTCTCGTCGGTCTCACGCATGGTCGTCACCCGATCAACCGCGAGGTGCATGGTCAAGCCCACGCTACACCCGAGGCCGTACGTCGAGCACCTGCGCAGGCAGCGCGAAGCTCGTGCCGCTGATGCCGAGCTGGAACTGCACCCGATACTGGCCCTCCAGAGTCCACACACCCGCGGGGACGATGGCCGTGCACTCGTCGCCGTCGGGCGAGCCCGCCACCGACGTCGTCGATGCGTCGGGGCGACGCACGCGGAGCGTGATCGTGTAGCCGGTGAGGTCGGCGATGTCCGTCACCTGCTGTCGCACAACGGTGCCGATGTCGTTGACGTGTACGGTCACAGCCGAACCTCCACGCTCGCGCTGGCGCGCGTCAGCGTCTCCGTCGTTTGCAGGGCGGCCCTGCCCAGCACCAGCCGCTCGCCGCCGCCTACGCTGACGAGCGCGGGTGTGGCCGTGGCCTCCGCCGGCAGGCCCACGGCCGAGCTGGCGCGCGCGGGTAGTTGCTCCGTCTCGCTCGCCAGCGTCAGGGTCGGGCTGCCTACCTCGGCGGCCTGGGTGGCCAGCGCGGTGAACTCGAGCACGTGCGCCTGCACCAGCGTCGCCGAGGCCAGCGCGGCCGCCGGAGCTGCGAGCGAGGACGCCGCCATGCCGATGTTCTGCGCCATCGTCGGCGACGACAGCGCGGCCGCGGGCGCCTCGAGCGCGGTCGCCGTGAGCGCGTGGACCTGCGACAGCGCCGCGGACCCGACGCTAGCCTGAGGCGCCGACAGCGACGCGGGCGCGAGGGCGTGCGCCTGCGTGAGCGCGGACGTGCCCAGCACCGCCTGAGGCGCCGACAGCGACGCGGGCGTGAGGGCGTGCGTCTGCGTGAGCGCGGACGTGCCCAGCACCGCCTGAGGTGCCGCCAGCGGCGACGCGGTCAGTGCGAGACTGGCCGCGCCTCTGAGCAGGAGCAGCAGCACGTCAGATCACCATGCACCGGAGCATGACGGTGGAGGTGTTCAGGACCATGTAGATGAACACCACGTCGGTCGCGCCATCGCGGTACGTCACATCAAAGGCCGTGTCGCCGAGGACCGCGGTGCCCTGCGGTAGAAGCATCGTGCCCCACCCGTCCATGATCGCGCGCGCGAAATCATAGCGGAACCATCGGCCCGTCGCGTTCTGCTGGATGTAGAGCGCATCGCCCGCGTACGCGTACTTCGTGCCGGTCGTAAGCGTCTCGGTCGCAGGTGAGTACGTGACCGCGGACCAAGAGTTGGCCGCGATGTCGTAGCGGTCCAGCAGCGCGCCGCCCGCGCCGCGAAAGCTGTAGATGTAGCGCCCGTTCTGGATGGCCGCCGCCGAGGTCCAGTCGGCCGCCGTCACGCCCCACACCCAGTGCGCAGACATGCCCGTCGTCGGTGCGCCGCTGCGAGCGACGCCGGGCGAGAGCGTCGACCACGAGTTGCCGCTGATGCTGTAGCGGTACATCGTGACTGCGTTGTTGCCCAGGAAATATAGGTAATCGTCGTTGCCCTCGATGGAGTACGTCGAGGTCGCGTCCGGCGTCACCGTCCACGTCGCGACGGTCAGCGTCGTGCTGGTGTTCGCCGTGATGCTGCGGATCTGCCCAGCCCCAGTGCCGCCCGTGATGCGGACCTGAGCGTTGATCCACTGGCTCGCGGTCCACCCACCGCCGGAGTCCACCAACGTCGTCGCGGTTGCTGACGTCGCGGTGCCGGTGTCGTGCGCGAGATATCCGTCATCCATCCAGCTCGGCGTCGACACAAGCCGCCCGTCGGTGCCGACCGTCGCAGGGAGCCCGGTGATCGTGAGGCTCGTCCACGTGTTCGTGGCGAGATCGTATTTTCTGAACGAGCCCGTTGCCAGCGTGCCAGCGCCGAGCACGTACCAAACCGGCGTGATGAGGCGATAGACCGTGGACGCCGAGAACGCCGAGCCGCTCGCCGCGGTGAACGTGATCACCGCGTTGGTGCCGATCGTGTTGCGCTCGATGACTTTAGTCTCGCCCGCGTTCGGCCCAGAGAGGATATGAACGCTGTACCCGCGCAGCTCGCACGCCAGCGTTTGGTTGGTCGTGATCGACGTCGTCGTGCCCGCGGTCGCGGTGAGGCTTGCAGCGGCGACCGTCGTACCGGTCGAGAATCCTCCAGCGACACCGCACGCGCCTGCGCCGAACGTGCCCGCGAGGGCCGGCGACGGGACCTGCACCCACCCGTTCGTCCCCGGCTTGAACAGGTAGGCAACGGTGTTCGACGTGACGTAGAGCTGACGCTGCTCGAAATGGCGCGACGACACGACGAACGTCGCCGCGCCCGTGGCGACCGGTGCGGGCGTCATGTACTCCCAGCGCGAGGCGTCGAGGATCTGTCGGAGGCCGATGGTCGTGGTCATGTTAGGTCACCGTGATCTTTCCGCGCAGGGCGTCCGCCGCGATGCGCATGAGCGCGGGCACCTGGTCGCTTGCCGCGACGCCGCCCACCTGGCTCACCGTCGTCACCGTGCCCAGCGTCAGCGAGCCCGTGATCGCGTCCAGCAACACGCGCTGCCGGCCCGCGGTGTCCGGCATGACTTGGCCGACCGTGCGCGCGAGGCTCTGCACCGTCATGCGCAGGGCCTCGATCGCCTCCATCAGCTCGCCGACGCCCTGCACAGGGAGGCCGCTCGCGCTCGAGACCAGCGCGGCCGCGCCGTCCACGCCGTGCGCGAGCTTGACGAGCTGGAACTGCCGAAGCCCCGCGCCGTCGTCAACTTCGTCCGTCGCGATCGATGCGCCCGTGCCGGGCAGCGTGACGTTGTCCGGCATGGCTAGCTCACATCCGGGAAGCGCACGGTGAAGGACCCGAGCGCAAAGGTGTTGCCGGACGTCACCGCCTGCGAGGCCGTGAGCGTAGACGACGCCAGCAACCGCGAGTTGACCGAGTCCACGATCGCGTAGTGGGTGGCCGTGCCGCTCGCGGTGATGTTGCCGCCCGAGGCTGCGGCGACCGTCACCGCGCGGCCGTCCGGGGTGCCATCCGCGGGCGCGCCGACCGAGACACCGGTGACGTTGCCGAGCGCGTACGTGCTCGTCGCCTCGGCGTACGTGGCTGGCTGCTGGCTGCACAGGTAGATGCGGTCCGCCTCGGTGTCGAGGATCGCGAGCCCGCCGTCGAACACGCGGTCATTGAGATATGCCATCGCTTGGTCCCTCCTTTGATCCTGGCGCGCGCCACGCCTGCACGCCCGCGACGATGTGCCGCGCGCCGGCCTCGCCCAGCCCACCCACGATACCGAGCACAACGACGCCCACCGCGAGGGCCAGGCCGAGGGTGTCGGTCATGCGCTCGGCGTGGATGAGATGCGCACCGAAGCCCGCGAGCGAGAGCTGGCCGATCAACATCGACAGCACACGCCAGGTGAGCGAGCGGAGGAGCGCCTTCACTGCGCCTTCTCCCACGCCCGATACAGGCCCCAGAAGATGCCGCCTGCCACGCCGATGCCGAGCATGGCCGACGTGATGCGCTGGCCCATCTCGCCCGGCTCGGTGATGAGCTGGTAGCCCATGACGGCGGAGCCAAAGCCCAGCATGACGCCCATGCCGATGATGATGCCCTTGGTGATGCTCATGCCTTGGTCCTCCAACTGGACGGCACGTCTGCCGTGGTGTTGCGCTCGCGCAGCGTCGCGTAGACGTCAGCCACCTCGGGCAGCGTCCCGAGGGTCATCGCTTGCGCGACGGTCTCGCGGAACAGGTCCATCGGGTACGACGGGCACAGCTTGCCTTGCGCCTTGCCCGAGTCGGTCTCGTAGTGCCCGAGCACGTGGCGCGGGGCGAGCTGGTGCACGATCGCGATGGCCGCTACCAGGTGCGCCGTGCGGTGGAGTTGGAGCCCGGTGAACTCGGGCCCGATCATGCACACGCCCAGCGTGCCGGCGTTCAGGCCGGAGACGTGCGCCCCGGCGATTGTCTCGGGGCGACCGTCCTCAATCAGCCCGTCGGCGGCGACGTCGTATAGGCCCTTTCTGGTGCGCCGGCCGTTGCTCACGACCCAGTGGTAGCCGATCGCGCCGTGCTTCCACTTGAAGCCCCGCTCCGCATGCCAGCGGTCGATCTCCGCAGCCGAGCCCCAGGGCGAGGCGGAGCAGTGGAGGATGATGAACTTGGCGCTCATGACGGCAGGCTCCGCACCAAGAGGCAGCCCTCGAGCAGATAGAACCGCAGCGTGACCGCGGTCTGGCCACTGGCCAGCGGGCCGGGGCTGGCGTTGAGCTCCAAGCCCTTGAGCGTGCCGGCCGTCCCGCTTGGCGTGAACGTGCGCGAGTCCGCGATCACCGGCGCGTCCGAGTCAGAGAGGTCGATCAGCACCGCGTAGGCCGTCGTCGACCCCGCCGCGCACGCCACGATCGCATCGTAGCGGCGGCCATCCGTAGGCGCAGAGCCCGTGCACGCGACCGTCGAGCCCGGCGTGCCGTTGTACCAGCGCAACACCCGCGCGTCGCCCGAGCCCTTGGTCCAGCCGTCGCCCGAGATCGTGCCGTCCGGCTCGAAGTCGCCCGCAAAATTCGCGGCCTGGAGCGCGCCGCCGCGGCCCGCGGTGGTGATGTCCAGCGCGAGGATCGCGCGCCACACGTAGCCCGCGCGCGTGGTCAGGAGCATCGACAACGACGGCAGGCCGAACCGACCCGCGGTCTCCGAGGCGCCGTCACCGCTGGTGATGAGCGTGTGCAGGTACTGTGCGGGCTCGGCGCCGGCGGGGTTGGGTGCCACCGTGGCCGTGCTGGCCGGCGTAGCCCCGCCCGCGTCCAGCGCCATCCCGCGCTCGTCGTAGGTGCCCGAGGCCGAGGGCCGAACAACGAACGGGATCTCACCCACGCGCTGCGGCCCGGCGCGCAGGATGCCCGCGATCGGCGCGGGCAGCGTCCCGAGGAAGGCCTCGGTGTACCTCACGCGGGCTGCCCCACGGCGATGTACGCGACGTCGAGGCCGCTGGTGCCAACGCCGCCGTTGTTCGCCAACACAGAGACGTGCAGCACCGCGCCGGCAGGGAGGTTGGTCGTGTGCGTGGCGTCAGGATAGTCCACGCCGGTCTCAAGGTTGCGGACCTTGAACGTGGCGACCCCGTCGACCACGCGCACCGAGCACATGATCCACTGATCCTCATCGCGCGCGCCGGTGATGGTCGTGCGCGTGCGAGTGCCGGCGGTGGTGCCGCTGGTCGAGATGGCCTCGAGGTCGCCGATCGCGGTGTCGGTGTCGACGGTCGTGTAGCCCACGCCGATCACGTCGGCCAGGCCGTAGAGGTCAGCGAACGGGAACGGGCCCGCGCTCGCGAACGCCACCACGCCGCCCCACTGCCCGACGCGCGTCTGCGTGTAGCGCAGCACGGCCAAGATCTCGAAGCCGGCCTCCACCGTGACGCTCGCGTTGCCGTCCGCGCCCGTGCCGTCGAGCGCCTCGCGGATGATGCACGCGGTCGTGCCCGTGCTATTGTTGTCGGTCATCGCGCGGTGCCGGATCGACGCCGCGAGCGATGCGCCCGTGGGCGCTACCAACGTGTCCGTCGTGGCAAATCGGATCAACGTTGCCGGGAATCCGGTCTGCGTGAGATCGGGCCGCCACTCGGCGACACGCGGCCACCGCGCGGAGATCGCCGCGATGTCGTCCACGTCGTAGGCTGCGCCCGAACCGCCGCCGAAGCCGCGCTCGTAGATGGCCATGGTCAGTTTGCCTTGAGGTAGACCTGGAAGGTCCAGGCCGAGCTCGAGCCCACCGACGCCACCGGGCGGACGACGGAGTAGTTGCCGTTGTACGTGTACGCGTTGGTGCCGACGGCCGGGCTCTCGCTCTCGACCTCGCTCCACGCGCCCGCGTCATCCTGCACCTGGAGGGTGACCGTGCACGCGCGGTCGGTGATGACCGTCATCGTCAGGCTCTGGCTGTTGAGGGGCGCCGTGTGCGTGTCGCCCGTAACGCTCGTCTCGGTCGTGGCAGTCTGGGAGATGCAACGGTAGCGCGAGAAAGGTCCGGCCATGCCCGGCATCCTCACGCGCGCGCACGCGACCCGTCCCGCCTAGGCCGGGGGCCCACAGGGCTTGACGCGCCACCGCATCGACGTACCGTGGGGGGATGCGGTCTCCCCTGCCCCTGCTCCTGCTCTGTGTGGCCGCCTGCGGTGAGGGGCGTGAGCCGCCCGCCGGCGGGCGCCCGTCCTACGAGGTCGTCGACGTCAGCGACCCGGACGCGCTGGCCGACTGCTACGCGCCGAAGATGATCCTCATCCCGAACGACCCGGACCGCTTCTCGCAGTATGCGGGGCAGCCCACCGAGAACTGCGCCACCGAGTGCACCCAGATAAGCCGGTGCCGCAGCGTGTGTGCCGACACACCGGACGCATGCCCGCCGGGTGATGGGGCCGAGGGCCAGGCTGGGACCTGCGAACCGCAGCTCGCGGACTCGGTGCGGATGTTGGGCTACGTGGTGCCGCGCTGGCCGCTGAAGCGCTGCGACGAGCCGCCGGGCTAGTCTTCGCGGACGAGCGCGAGGGTCCACTGGATCGACGCGGTATCGACTTCTTTGCTAACCACCTCCCAGAACACCGTCGCATCCGCGCCGTCGACGCCCGTCCGGGCGTAGGCCTCGAGGTCGAGCGTGATGACGTCCCCGATCTGCACGCCGAGCTCACCCAGCCCCGTCCGCACCGGCATCGTCGGCGCACCGTAGGCGAAGCGGTCGATCCAGCCCGAGGCGATGGCCCGCCCGATCGTGATGTCAAAGACCACCGGGAGCGCCGTCAGCGTGTTGAAGCTGAGCGCCGTCGTGCCGAACTGCTCGCGCACGATCGTGTAGCGGTACTGGCGGGGGTGGCTGTACTGCCCCAGCGACGTCTCGCGCGGGTCCGAAAACGCCTGCGTGGAGGGCACCGCCACGCCGGCCGTGGCCCGCACGATCTCGATGCGCGCCGGGTCCTCGGCGTCGTCGCAGATCAAGAAGACCGCCTCGCGCCCGCTGGCCAGCGTGTCGAGCGGGTCCTGCTCGGGGTGGATGAAGCCGGTCTGGTCGGCCATCGCGCCGTCCGCGCCGACGAGCGGGATGGTGATGGTGCTGGCGTCGATGACCGTGCACGCCACGGGCGTGGCCGCGTTCACCGTGATGCCCGAGGTCGTGATGTAGGCGCCGGTCTCGAGCCAGTGGCCCGCGCACCCGAGGGTGGCCACGTTGCTGGTGATCGACGCGCTCGTGATCGCGATGCCGCCGCCTGCCGAGCCCCGGAATCCATAGCGGTAACGTGCGCCGCAGAAACCGATCTCCGAGGCGCGCTCGATGTCGAGCGTCAGGTCGGTGTCGGCGATGGCACCGAAGGCGATCGGCGCGTGGGACACCGCCCTCAGCCAGTCGTTGTCCAACTCCTCGGCCAGCACCCGGCCGATGGCCGACCCGGCCACCGCAAGGTCGCTCTGCGACGTCGTGTCCTCGACGACGTGGACCTGGTCGTTGGCCTGCGCGTAGTCGGACGTGCGGAAGGTGCTCCCGCTGGTGCCCGCCCGGACCGCGGCCGTGAGGTTCACGCGGTTGACGATGTTGCCGACGTAGTCGACCTCTCCGATCTCGACCCACGTCCCACGGTCCCAGTGCGCCACCGCCGTCGCGGCCGCGTCGTAGGCCGCGAACTCCAGGCGGCCCGCGCTGTCGAGTCGGAGGGTGCCGCCGGCCAACTCGGCCAGCTCGAGCATCAGCTCCCAGGCGTTCCGGGGCGTCTCCAGGAGCGAGTCGCTGACCAGCTCGCGGCGCGGCGTCACGATGAGGCGCGACTCGCGGTCCTTGGCACGGGCGTAGGCGTCGAGCGCGCTGCTGATGGTCGACGTCAGGCGCGCGTCGTAGCGGCTGACGCTCCAGTGTGAGCGCGTCGTGTCGGCCTCGAAGTTGAAGCCCGCCGCGGCCCATAGGTCCGAGGCCACGTGCGTCGCCAGGATCTGGCGCATCACCTCCAGCGGGTGCTGGCTGATGATGCCGAGCGTGATCTCCAGGTTCTGGAGGTAGCCGATGGCGTCGATCCCCTGGAATACGACCTCGCCGTCCGTCGTCGTCGTGTACGACGCGATGACCCCGCGCCACTCGTGGACGAAGTCCGTCACGAGGACGTCGGCCGTCCCGAAGCGCACGCGCATCACCTTCCCCACCACGTAGTTGCCGGTGATGAGTTGGCGCGCCACGCCGTCCGCCCGGAACGTCACGGCGCACTCGCCGGCCTCGACCTCGCGCGTCCGCGGGTCGATGCTCAGGGACGTCGGACTGACCTTCTCCACCGACGGGAGGTAGCCGAATAGCGGCCCCTCGCCGTCGACGAAGTGGTGCTCCACGCCGCTGCGCAGGGTCAGGCTCACGATGCGGCGCACCGGGGGCGCGGCGGAGCGCAGCGAGGCCAGGAGCGCGTCCGAGAGGGTCAGCATCAGCTCTGCTCCTTGCTCACGTAGGGCGCGAGCTCGTCGAGCGCGACCTCCACCGTGTGCGTGCCGCCCTCGACGTTGGACACGCTGACGTCGCCGGTCACCCGCACGAAGTAGCAGATCCGCTCGTCGGTGTCCGGCTCGGGGATGTACAGCGCGGGTGCGTGACCCCACTGCGTCCCGGCGAAGAAGTCGCGGAACAGGTCCACGTAGTCGTCATCGTCCGGCATCCACAACAGCGATGTCTGGAGCCGACCCGTCCACCGCGGCACGCGCTGCCGGGCGCCGTCGTCGGCCACCGTCTCCTCGTAGCTCGAGGCCAGGCGCTGCTCGTCGGTGTCCACGTCCTGGCGGTGGTCGGGGCTGTAGCGTGTGCCTAGGTACACCTCGCCGATCTCCGGGATGCCGGTGGCGCCCTCGATCACGAGGCGAAGGTACGTGACCGCGCTGTAGCGCGCCCCGTCGGTGTTGCCGACCTCGAACCCCGCGCCGAGCTGCGTCTCCACCAGCCGCCGCCCGAAGTCGCCGGACCACTCGGCCAGCGTTTGCAAGCGCGTCGTGAAGGCCTCGTCGTCCGCGATCTCGAGCCGCGCGACGAGCGTGGACGTGCCGTCGATGTCGGCGAAGTTGTGGCCGAGGATGGCCACGACGTCGAAGGCCACCGAGTCCAGGTGGCAGATCAGGTGCTGCGGGTCGTCGAACGCGCCCGCCGAGGGCACGTCGGCCAGGCCATCGTACAGGCGCGGCGTGCGCCAGGCGATGACCGTGTCCGTCAGCGTCTCATCCGTGCCGGTCGCCCACGAGCCACCGTTCCGCCACTGCGGCGCGCCCTCGGCGCCGAGCTCGGCCATGACGTTGTTCGCCACCAGCATCGGCAGATCCGCGGCCGCGTTGGCGACCTGCGCCGCGGTCAGCGCGGTGGAGACCCAGACGGGCGGCGCGACGTCGACGTCTCCGCCGACAGCCACCACACCCACCGCCACAACGACGGCGGAAACCGCCGTGCCGATGTCCTGAATGACGGCCATGGGTCACCTCACGCGAAAGGCAGGCTAGCGGTGGGCGCATAAAGCGCGATGTCGCCGACCACGACGCGCCGCTGCGTCTGCGCGGTCTCGGAGTCGTCGAGCGTACCGAACGCGAGATCCAGCGGCACCGCGTAGGTGTCAATCCACTGGCCGAGTTGGCGGCCCGTAGACACGCCGTTGGCGCCCAGCTCGATGATCCCCATGACCGTCTCGCCGCTGTAGTCGAGGCCACTTAGCCAGCTGCTCATGCCCCACGCGAGACCCGAAAACGCCGACGTCGTCACCGCGGAGGCGCCGCCGCTGGACAGTGACGACGAGTAGCTCGCGTTAGTCAGGAAGCTCGATGTGATCGCACCCGCCGCAGAGGTGATCTGCGTGATCCACCATCGGTTGTCTCCACGCCCGCCACCATTGCCGACCGCGTTGCTGCAAATCACAATGAACGACGTGAAGAAGCTCGTGCCGAGCGTCTTGACCGCGAACATGATGTCGCCGCGCGAACTGCGCCACGTCGCGTAACGCGCATCCACCGCCGTCGTGTGGCCAAGGATGTTGGCCGAGGTAGAGACGGCCGTGGCCGTGCTGCTCGCAGTGGGAAGCGCCGACACGGACCCGCCGGAGTACGTGCCGGTGATGCCTCGGATCGCGAACCCCTGCGGGGTCGTGTCGGCGGAGGCGTTGTCCATGTAGAGGATGACCGACGCTACACCCGAGGCCCAGCCCACGGGGCTCGTGAGCACGATCCACGCGCCGGATCCGCTGGTGTTGATTTCCAGGGCTGCGGCGCTGGTCCAGTAGTCGGCCGCGCCGGCGGTCGTGCCGTCACTAGACAGCGAGACCGACCAGCCTGCGGCGACCATCAGGACCTTGAGCGCGAAGGCCGCCTCTCGGTATTGCACCTGCTGATCGCTGGTGCTGCTGAAGGTCTGATTGATCGCGATCGTCCACGTGCGGTTCGGATTCGGCATAGGTCACTCCGCCGCCTGGAAGGGCGGGGTCTCGGTCCACGTCTGCTCCAGGACCTGCTCGTAGGGTCCGCTCGCGCGGGGCAGGTCCAACTCGGTGGCCTCGGTGGTCATGATGTGGACGCGGTGGGGGCTGGCGACGCTGGCGCGATACAGGAAGGGCCGGACGCCGTAGTCGGTCTCGGCCCACCACGCGCGCACCGACGCGCTGTCCAGCAGCGTGGGCGCGGTGTCGAGGACGCGAATGGACGCCGGCCAGCGATGCGCCCCCAGGGCGCGCGCGCGGCTGATGACCGACGGGCCCTCGGCCGACGTGAGCCCCAGCCTGGAGCTCAGGCCGTAGACGTCGCGGCCGGTCCGGATGCCGCCCCGCAGCTGACGTGAGTGCCCGATCCACGCCTCGCCCAGCCGAGGCACGAAGGCCGACGCGGCGGTGAGGTGGAGGCGCGCGTAGCCGAAGCCTGTCCAACGCTCGTCCATGCGGTCAAGCCAGCGGTCTTGCGTGGGCGTCGCGCTGTAGACCGTCTCCAGGTTGGTGCTAAAAGCCGCGTTGTCGGCCACCTGCACCTCGCACACGATGCCGCCCGCGATGGCGAGGGATGCGAGGTTGGTGTTGATGAGCGCGAGATGATCGAACGTGCCGCTCACGGCGCCCAGGACGAGCCACCACTCTGTGGCGGCGGTCGTGCCGGGGTAGCTCTGGCGCGAGCCCCTGCGGTCGACGGCGTAGTAGCCCTCCGCGCCGGTGGCGGCCTCGTCGGTGTCGGTCGCGGCTCCGGTGTCGCTGGTCCAGATCGGGAGCGTGCCGTCGCCGAGGTGCGAGCCGATGAGCAGGGGGCGGCCCGCGGTCCGCGCCGCCGTCTCCGCCGCCAAGAACGCCGCCGACGTCCAGGTCACGTGCGGAGCCGACCCTTCCGTGACAGGCGCTCAAGCGCGGGGACGAGTTGGCGGTGGATGGCCCGGTCCAGGTCCGCGGCCGAGGGCGCCACCATCGACTGCACCACCACGGTCCCGCTCACGGACGAGCCGCCCCCTCCCCCGCCAGCAGCGCGCGCCTGGCCGGAGTCGTCGGGTGCCCGGCCGCTGCGGACGTTCTCCCGCACCTGCGCGGCGGGGATGACGTACTCGCCGGGCATGAGCATCGCGGGGACGCTGTCCTGGCCGGACATGCCGCCGACGATCAGACCACCGCTGGCCAGCGCCAGCGCCTGAAACGCCATGGTCTCGGCGAAAGCCTTGGCGGCGGCTGCTGGCGCGAGGATGGGGCCGAAGATGGGGATGGCCGCCGTCGACGCGTACGCCGCGGCTGCGGCCTCGGCCGCGTAGCCCGCGATCCCCGCCTTGCGCAGCGCGGAGCCGAGCACCGCGTTGATGAGCGCCGTGATGCCGGTCTGCACCGCGATGCTGATGAGCGTGTCGATGATGGCCCGGCCGACGTTGCCGAAGAAGCCGAGGATGATCTCCGACGCCGTCTGCGTCTGCTCGATCGCGGCCGAGATCATCCCGGTAAACGCCGAGCCGATGCCGTTGGCGATGCCGGTGACAACGTCGCGCAGCCCCTGCGTCTTGGTGGTGGCCTCCGACAGCGCGGCCTGTGCGCCCGCGAGCGACCCCGTCATCCGCAGCGCGGCATCGGCGGCGCCGCCGTACTCCTCGCGGAGCGCGGCCAGGCCGGTGCGGAGTTGGTCGGTGGCCTCGGCATTCTGCGCGACGCGCTCGTACTCGGTGGCGACCGTGCGCAGCTTGGACGCCAGCTGGTCGGCGCCGAGCGCGATGTTGGCCTGGGCGAGCGCGAGCGTACGCGTGCGCCACTCCGCGATGAGCGTGTTGATCCCGGCGATCTTGGGATTCCACTCCTCGATCTCTTTGCCGGTGAGACGGATGGCCGACCGCAGGTTGCCCGCGATCTTGGCGCCCGCGTCGCCGAGGCCCGACTGGACCGCGAACGCGACGTCCGCGATCTTCTTCTCCAGCGCCGACAACTCCGCACCCTGCGCGGCGAGCGCGGCGCTGCTCTTGTCGGCCGCCTGCGCGCCGGCTTCACCCAGCAGGCCCGTCAGCCGGGACAGCGCCTGGAGCTTCTGTGCCTCCTCAGGGCTGGCGATGGCCGCGACCGACTTCTGGAGGCGGCTCGCCCACGTCGCGCCGGCGCTGGCCATGCCGAGGAACGACGTCTTGGCCGCCTCGATGGCCATCCCCCAGCCGTACCAAGCACGCGTGACCAGCAGGACCGCGACCGCGATGCCCGACGTGAGCCCCTGCGCGACCTGTACGATCCAGCCGGTGAGGTTGGTGGCGATGATGTCCCGGTTCGCGTTGACCCAGGTCGTCATGCTCTGGAGCACGGGCGCGAGCGCCTGAGCTAAGGTGCGGATGACGGGCAAGAGCGCGTTGCCGATCGAGACCTGGAGCCCCTCGGCCGCCTTGGCCAGCGCCTCCATGTCCCGGCGCGTGGGGTCGTTGGCCGCCCGCAGCGCGAGCGCCCGGCCCACCGTCGCCTCGTAGCCCGCCGACACCAGCGCGAGCGCCTTCTTCACGAGCTCGAGCCCCTGGTTCAGACTCACCGCCGCGCCGCCCGCGATACTGAAGGCGCGCTTGATGCCCGCGGCGAGCTGGCCCACGCGATCGCCGGTGGCCTTGACCACGGCCGAGGCCGTGTCACGGGCGCGGATGACGAGGGAGACCGTCTTCTCTGTCGTCGCCATCATCGACCTCCGCGGCCCTTGGGGGCCTTCTTCTTACCGTCAGGGGGTGGCTCGACCTTGGACCACTCGTCCGCCATCTCTCGGGCCGTCGCCTCGCAGATCGAGATCTCCGCCACGACCGGCGCCGGCTGGTCCGCCCCCGCGCCCGGGTACGGCCAGAGCTGAAGCGTCCGCCACAGCGACCACCGGCTCACCGCCACCTCGTCCTCGGCCTGCACCTGCGACCACGGGCACCGCTTCAGCTTTGGGTGCTCCGCCAGGTAGAAGCCGCCGTTGCTCTCCTCGTCGCAGTTCCGGACGCTGCGCCGCAGCGCCTCGTCCGTCTCCGCCTGCGGCGACGTGTCCTGGCGACCGCAGCGGCTGCACCCCCATGTCAGCGCCGGCGACGGCGTGCGCGCTTGGAGCACGCGCATCGCCGTCACGAGTTTGGGCGGCGGCCCTCCTCAAGCGCGCTCATGTCGACGATCGCGCCGTAGAGCTCCTCCAGCAGGCCGGCCAGCGCGGGGTCCGCGCTCTTGAGCACGGCGGCCACGAGCGCCTTGCCGTCCTCGATGGCCACACCGTCCTCCATGGCGACGCCGTGCACGACGGAGACGCGTGCCGCAACGACGCTGTGCAAGTGCTTCCGCGCAGCGGCCATGGCCTGGTTCGCCTTGGTGATGGCGAGGTCACGCGAGCGAGCGGCCTCGTACTCGGCGTGGGTCATCGGCAGCAGCTCGACCCAGAACGGGTCGGCGGCCAGGCGGTTGCCCCGGAACTCGGGCACGTAGGCCGCGCTGGTGGCCGGCGAAGCTGCGGCGGTGGCGATCTTGAGTCCCATGTCTGCCCTCCTCAGGTGAACGTGATCGTGATGGCGTTGGCGCTGGTCGTGTTCTGCTCCAGGCACGTGAACGGGACCTGGACGGTCGCCTCCTCGTCCTCGGGGAAGTCCACGGCGCTGAACTCGAGCTCGCAGCGGTCCATATCGATCGTGCAGATCGAGCCCGCGACCGAGCCGAGCACCAGCTGGCAGTCGATGGCGGTAAAGTTGCTGTTCTTCCGGATGCCCAGCGCGGCGAGCTGGTCCGCACGCACGCGCATCGTGAAGCTGCCCGTCACGCTACGGCGGCCCCGGATGATGTCGGGCACGTGGACGGCGAAGGCGAAGTCGTCGAGCGGCTTTACGCCGTTGTCGATCGTGACCTCGCCGCTCACCACCTGGAGTGCGCCGCCGTCGAAGGTGAACGCGCCCAGGATGCCCGCGATCGGGTTGCCCGCCAGCGTGGGCGTCGGCATGTACGGCACCACCGCAGCGTCGTCGGCCGCGGACTGCGTCGTCTCCAACGTGAAGCTCGGGCGCGCGGTGTCGACCGTGACCCGGTAGCCCGTGCCGGTGTTGGTGTTCGCGCCGACCTGGATGATCGAGTCCTGCTCGACCAGCAGCGCCGTGCGGTCGTTGTCGAGGACCATTGTCGCCGACGTGACCATCGCGCCGTTGAGCTGCGACCGGCCGGTGTGCACCATGCGCGAGGCGCCGCCGCTGAACGCCACCCGCGGCTCGTCGGCGCCGGAGAAGCTGAACTTCGTGGTGTTGACCCACGCGCCGATCAGCGTCTCCATGTACACGGGGAAGGTGCCTGCGCCGCCCGGGTAGGCTGCGCGCGTCAGCGTGTTGACCTGCATCGCCTGGGTGTTGCTCAGGCCGTAGACCACCGACGTGCCCGCGTTGACCGTCTCCGAGCCGAGGCCGCTCTGGAAGAACTCCTGCATGTCGGGCGCCGTGCCGGCCGTGCCGCTCGGGATGAGGTAGCCCTCGACCTCGTAGCTGATGGTCCGCTTGCCTGACGTGCGCGAGACGAGGCCCGCGGTGTCGCGGTTGTCGTTGCGGTCCATCCGCGCCTGCGCGTAGTCGATCGAGACCTTGAGCGCGTTGAAGCCGCCCGCGGCCGTCGCACGGACCATGGTGTCCATGGCCGACTGCGCCTCGATCGCGAAGCGCTGTGATCGCCCGAGGGCGTGCTCCTGTGTGATACCCATAGCGGATCAGCCTCCATCGCCGGCCGGCGGGGCGGGCGGGTCCAAGGTGAGGGTGCGCAGCCCATCGCGGACGCGCTTGGCCAGGACGTAGCCGCGGGCCTCGCCGGCCTCGACCACCGCGGCCGCAGCGACGTAGACCGTCGAGCCGACGACGGCCGTGACGATGCCGGAGCCCTGCTCGACGGACGCGCCCGCGGCGGGGCTCTCGCCCTCGTCGGCGGCGGCGGTGATGATGGGCGGCTGTCCGGCCTCCGTGCGCATGCGTGTGATCTGCATCGGTCGTCTCCTCAGGATGTCGGGGGCGTCAGGGTGAAGGGCTCGTAGTAGACGACGTCCACCAGCATGCGCAGCGTCCCCTGGGCGCCGCGCGAGTCGCGCTCCGCGGGCGCCCCGGTCGTGTCCATGTACTCGCGGGCGCGCACCATCGTCGCGACACCGCCTTGGCCATGGAGCGCGGCCGAGCCGTACAGCGCAGCCTTGAAGTCGTCGCGGAGGCGCGCGTTGTTCGTGCGTCGCTCGAGCGCGGCGGCCGCGTCGGACGTCGCCGTCACGGCCGTGTAGCCGGTGAGCAGCCACGTCGCGACGCACCGGCGGTGGCCGACGCTGTCCACGGCCTCCTCGCCCTGGAAGACAAGGTCGACCGCGGGCAGCGCCGTGCGGGGGATGGCGGTGATCTCGCGCTGGACGCGGCTGATCGACGTGGTCGCCACCGTGTAGTTGTAGGAGCCCACGCCCGCAGCGATGGAGCCCACGGCCGTGACGAGCGCCGACTCGATGTCGATCAGGTTCGGGGACGAGCTCATGCGTCGCCCTCCAGCGCCTCGTCGACGCCCTCGCGGACGATGGCCTGGACCTCGTCGCCGATGCGGCGCGCGGTCTCGGCGATGTACCCCTGCGGCTTGAGCGTGACCTTGGGGACGAGCACGAAGATCGGCTTCACGCTCAGCGTCTCGCCCTTCTTGTTCTTCTTCACCTGCGCCAACAGCGGCGGCTTGCCGGGCCGCGGAATGAAGTGGAGCGCCTGCGGCCCCTCCTTCGGGAAGTGGCGCGGCCACTTGCCTGGCGCGACCTTGGCGAAGCTGAGCGGGACGGCCAGCGTCTTGCGCGTGCGCGGGAGGATCGTGCCGCCCTCCTCCTGGATGCGCGCGTAGACGAGGTCGGAGTAGCTCTCGGCGCCGACGACGTCTGCACCCTCGGCCACCAGGCGCTCGCGGAAACTGCGGGCCAGGCCGCCGCGGGCGCTGATGTTGCGGCTGTAGAGCGTGCGTCGGATCTCGCCGGTGGCGAACTGCGCCGCGCGGAGCACCGCCTTGACCAGCGCGGGGCGCAGGCGCTGGCTCGCGCGGGCCATGAACGAGCGCGCCTCGCCCACGTCGACCTCGACCGCGAGGCTCACCACAGCTTGTCCATCCCCACGCTGAAGGCGCGCGGCGTGATGTCGGTGCGCGCCGCGGTCGCGCGGGCCTCGGCGGCGGAGAGCCCGCCGACGTAGGCGCCCGTGTCTGCGGTCTGCATCTCGCGCTCGAGCTGGCCGAGGAGGTCCTTGAACTGCTGGAAGACCTGCGTCCGGGACGTGCTGATGCTGCCAGCGGTGAAGTCGGTGTCCCGGGCGATGTCGGCCAGGATGGCCCGCACCGCCTCGACCGAGGCGCGCAGGACGCTGGGGTGCAGCGTGTAGATCGCGGTGATACGCTCGTCGGTGAGGTACACGCGGGCCGTGCCGTCGAGCCCGCCCACGTCACCGATACGCGACCGGATCTGGGAGAGCGCGGTCGTGTAGTCGGTCGTCGTGTCCGTCGCGGTGACGGCCGGCTGTGGGAGGGTGACGGTCATATGGGGCGCTCACCTCTCTGGCGCTCGGCGCCACGGTCACTCGATCCTTGGACTCAGCGCCCGCCCTTGGACGCGGAGGGCACCGCCATCGGGGCGGGCGCTGAGCCCTCGGCCTTGGACTCGAGCGCGGCCACTCGAGCGAGAAGAGACGCGTGCTCCGCCGCCTGCGCCTGGAGCTTGGCGGCCAGGTCGGCGCTGCGGGCGCGCTCGGCGGACAGCGCGTCCGAGAGCTGCTCCGAGTCCTTCGGCTCGACGGGCTCGGTCTTCTGGATCTTGGCAAGACGCGCCTCTAGGCGCTTCTTCTTCTCGCCTTCCAGCTTGAGCGCCGCGGTCGTGAAGGGGCCGAACTCTCCGCCCGGCCCCTCCCACTTCACGTAGCCGCTGCGGACGAGCGCCAGCGCGGCCTCGACGTCGCCCTTGAGCATGTCGGGCAGGTGGTCGCCGGGGCGCTTCTCGCCCTCGACGTGCTTGTGAGCATTGACGGTGATGAACATAGTTGTGCCCTCCGGATGCGAAACAGGATCAGGTCAGGATCGAGGTGAAGAGGTAGCCGGCGTCAGCCGACACGAGCTGCACATCGTGGAACAGCTCGGCCTCCCAGTAGTCGGTCTTCAGCTCGTCCTTGCGGAACGAGTCGATTCGCACTGCGCCGTTCGCGGCGAGCCCGTCGATCTCGTTGTGCACGAACGTGTACGCCGCCGACTCCGAGAACGCGTTGGGGTTCTGCTCGACGTACCCGATGAACATCGTCTGCGCGACGAGGTAGCTCATCGACGCCGTCTGGCCCGGCGCCGCTGAGTTGTAGACGCCGCCCAGCTCGACCACCGACCCGGCCGCGAGGCCGAGGATGTCCTCCATGCCGGTGAACGACACCACGCCGTTGCGGGCGTCAGAGGCCGCGCCGCGGCTGGTGAAGTTCGTGAAGTCGCTGTGGCGCCGAATCACCTTGAGCACGTCCGGCGACCCGCCCACGAAGTTCGGCATCTTGCCGGTCCGCTGCCGGACCGCGTCGATCGCGTCGGTGATGTCGACCAGCGGCGTGCTGTTGGGCAGCGACCAGCCGATCACCGAGGTGTTGGCCACGGCCGAGGCCGCGCCCACGAGCTCGGTGCCCCAGCCCACGCCCGCGGTGAGCAGGTTGGTGGCCGCGAGGCTGCTCGCGCTCAGGATCGCCTGGTACTGGAGGAACTCGGCGACGAACTTGTCCAGGCCCTGGCGCAGGGGCCAGAGCTTCTGGTCGTCGTCGCTGAGGCCGACCTTGGCCGCGAACTTGTCGAGACGCGTGGTCGCGTTGGCCAGGCCGAAGTCGAGCTCGGCGCTCTCCTTCTTGTTGCCGCGGCGCTGCATGCCGTTGCGGAACCAGTCGGCCTTGCTGAACACCTTGTAGGTGGCGTCCTTGGAGGCCTGCGGCACGGGCGGCGCGAGGAGGCGCGCCCAGTTGGCGCTCGGGTCGGGCTTGTAGGCGACGGCGTAGTCCGTCGCCGGCTGATTGAAGGTGGACTGGTTGAGCGTAGGCATGGTGTCTCCTGTGGTCCTGGCTCAGGCGCGCACGTAGCCGACGGTCAGGAAGCCCGACCCGGCGGTGAAGGCGGTGGTCACCGCGACCTCGAGCGAGATCGCATCGGTGGCGGTGAAGGCGTTGGCGGCGGTCACCGCGGTCCCGGCGATCCGGGTGCCAGCGGGCGTGCTGGTCGCCAGGGTCACGGTCACGACGCCGCCGGTGACGTTGGTCGTCCCGATCTCGGCGTTGAGCGCGATCGACGCGCCCGCGCCCGTGCCCACGATCTGCGTGGTCCACGAGAGCGAGACGATGCGGCCGGCGAACCCGGGGACCCAGTCCGTCATCAGGTCGCCGGACGCGGCGATGACGAGCGAGAGCGGGAAATTCCAGTACTCGACGCCGCTCGACGGCGTCGCCGGCTGGAGCACCATCACGGCACGGCGGTCGCCCGAGACGCCCGCGTAGATCGCGCGCGCGATCGGGAATCCCGCCTGCGTGGGCCCGGCGCCGACGAGGCCGGCGCTGATGAGCGCGCCGTTCGCGTCGGGCACCAGCGCATCGCCCACGGCGACGGTGCCGCCGTAGATCGCGGGGAAGATCTCGCCCGCGGTGGCGAGCTCGGCGATCTCGCCACTGTATGGGTTGTTCTTCAGGATGCCGATGGCACGCTGACCCAGCGCGGAGCAGAGCACCGCGGTCTGGTTGGTCTGGATCACCGCGCGGTACTGCCCGGTGACCGAGTAGTCCGCGGCGGCGGTGAGGATGGGGCCCTGGCCGGGCGGAAGGCGAAGGTCGGACATGGTGTTGGCTCCTCAGTTCCCGCGGGTCTGCTGGTACAGCTCGGGGTGGGCGTCGTAGACGCGGGTGCGCGCGATGGGCATGGACTTGGCGACCGGCATGGCGCGGAGGGTCTCGTCGGCGGCGATGATGGCCTTCGCCTTCGCCTCGATCTGCGCCTGGGCACTGCCCTCCTCCGGCGTCTTGCTCGAGCCCACGGTGACCAGCGTCTTAGCGACCGCCTCCGAGGACCTGAGCAGCGCCTCGGTGAGGATCTCGCCCGCGCTCTTGCCGTCCGCCGACTTCGCGGTGAGCGAGTCCGCCGCGCGCAGGGCGAAGATCAGGTCGTCCGTGGACGCACCGATGACCCCCCGCATCTTGGCGACCTTCTCGCCGTACACGCGCTTGGTCTCGATCTCGCGCATCGCGAGGAGGTCAGCCTCGAGCTTGTCGCTGCGGGCCTTCTCATCCACCAGGCGCTTGCGCACCGGCTCCGGGAGGGCGGCCATCGCGGCGGCGTCGCGCTGCTCGGGCGTGAGCTTGGCCTCGGCCTCGATCTCGGCGAGGCGGCGCTTGGCCGCGGCCTCGCCGGCCTTGGCCTGCTCGGCCTGGGCCTTCATGGCCTCCATGTCCATGTCGTCGCTGGGCTTCGACGCGCTCTTGATCTGCTCCAGGACGTAGGCCTGCTCCTCGGGCGAGAGCTTCGCCAGGATCTGCTCCATGTTCATCGCGTTGGACTCCTGCCGTGCCTTGACGGCTTCGATGCGGACGCCGATGCCGGCTCCGGCGTCGACGAGGGTGACGCGATCCACGTGCAGATCGCGGAAGATGGTGGTGCCGTCCGGCTGCGGCTCCTTGAGGGCCGTGGCCTCGATCGAGAACTCGCGCAGCTCGCCCGCGCGCACGCGCTTGGCGGCCGGGCCGAGGATGCGGGCCGAGACCCACCAGCCCGTCGGGCCGGTGCCGTCGAGGCCCATCGCGATACGCGTCGCGGGCGTCATCACCACGGACTCGGTGAGGTAGCCGCAGGGTTCGTCGTAGTGCGTGACCGCGTTGAACTCGCGGCTCGCGATGAGGAACCGCTTGGCGGCGGCCTCGAGCACGGGGACGGGGATGATGTCGCTCTGGTGGTCGACAACGACACGGCCCTGCGCGTCGAGGGCGACGCTGGCCCAACCGCTCACCTCGACCGAGTCGTCCGCGCCGTCGATCTTCGTAACGGGCAGGCGCATCGTGACCGCGTTGCCGTCGCGGCGCTTGGTGACCTGGAGCCCCGCGGGCGGGCGCCACGTGCCGTCCGCGTCCTTGGACCACCCCGCGTTCGTGAGCCCGCGCCACGCGAGCGCCGATGCCTTGGCGTCGTCCTCGCCTGCGTTGGCCGCGGCGGTGAAGACGCGCAGCCAGTGTGCCTGGGCGAGCTCGGGGAGCACGCCACGCACATCCGGCGGCAGATCGGTGATCGAGGCGTACGGCACGCGCGCCCACCGTGCAGCCCTAGGCCGATGGCCTGTACGATTCGCGTGTGACCTACAGGCCCACGAGGCTAGAGTGGGTCATGCAGCCGTACGGTCGTGGTCATCTCGCCAAGGCGCTCCGCGAAGCGCGCGCGCATCTCGACGTGTCGCAGTACTCGGTGGCGCACCACATCGGTGTCCACCTCACGAGCTACGGCCAGGCCGAGCTCGGGCGGAAGCTCTTGCGGGATGACCGCCTCCTGCTGGCGGAGCAGTTCCTCGAGTGCCCGGCCGGCACGCTGGTGCGCGCGGCCGCGCAGGACCGTCAGGAGGTCAAGCTTCCGGTGGGCCAGGAGGACCGCGACGACGTGGTGGTGATGTTGGCGGTGCGCTGGCGCGACCTGTCGCGCGCGCAGATCGACGGCATCCGCGACGTGCTACGGGCCGCTGGGTGACGCGTCGTCGGCCGGGACGAAGCCCCGGCCCACCTCGCCCATGATGCGCTCGGCGCGCGCGGGGTCGAGGTTGAAGAATTCCTGCAACATCGCCACGCCCGTGCTGCGCGGCAGTCGGCCGGCGGCCACCTCGCCCACGATCTCGACAGCGGACGTGACCTGCGCACCGTTGAGCGCGGTCTCTGCGGCGGGCACCGGCTCGGCGCTGGGGTCGACCACCGGGGCCGCGGCCGGAGCCTGAGCCTGCTCATCCACCAGGCGGAGGGGGGGGTATGCGTCGTCCCGGACTTCCTTCGCCGGCAGTTCGCCGCGGCGGCGGATCTCGGCCTCCAGCGCTTCGTCGTAGGTCAGCCCACCGGCGGTCATCAGGCTGCTCACGTACGCGCCCCACTCCTGGAGCGACGCCTTGTCGATGTCGCCGAAGCGGTGCGTCGGCCAGAGCGCGCGCGGCACGCCGTTGAGGCGCAGCATGCGGGCGGCCTCGACGTTGATCGTCTCCGACAGCGCGCCCAGCAGCGAGTCACCCTGGAGGCGGAACGCGTCGGTCTTCGACTCGTCGAGGCTCTTGGCGCCCACGCCGTCCATGCCGGCGTACATGAACGCGGCGCCCAGGCCCACGCTCATCTCGCCGCGGATGCGCCGAATGACGTCGGATGTGTTGACCTGGCGTGAGCCACCCGAGGCCATCAGACGGAAGCGGAACTGGGTGGGGTTGCCGTCCGGGTCGAGCTCGGCGGGGATGACCACGCCCTCGAGCCCGTCGCGCTCCACCAGCGTGACCAGCTCCTTCATCTGGCGCAGCGTCTCCTGCTCGTCCGCGCTGGCGCCGGCGCCGAACAGCTTGGGCGGCACCTCCATCACGGGCATGCCGGTGAGGTCGCGCTTGATACCGATCGCTTCGAGCTCCTCGAAGATGCGCTTGAAATAGTAGGCTCTCTCGGCGAGCGAGAGCATCGACAACCCCTCCGGGTTGTTCTTCGTGTGGCGGAACCGGAAGTGGACGACCTTGGACATCGGGATCCACACCAGGGACCGCGTCTCCTGCGGCGATTGCCAGAAGCCCAGAAGCTCCCGCTTGTCGTCCGACCACTCCCAGCGATCGACGGACTCGAGCGGCCGGATGTCCCACGACCGCCACGCGAGCCAGCCGTCGTTGTAGTCGCTGGCGAACATAGGGTCGTCGACGTCGCCGCGACAGACCTTGTAGGTGACTTCCATCGGCGCCGCGCCGTCGCGGGCGGTGTGCTCGATGACCGTCGACATGCGCGCTCGGGGCGTCTCGTCCATGTCCTCCCAGGCGCCCGCCATCCGGTCCGCGATGCGCTGCGCCTCGGGGGAGGGAGAGGCGTCGCTCTCCCCGATCGGCTTGGCTGGCTCCCACAGCGAGGGCGCGCGGTTGAGGAAGTTCACCAGGTTGTTGATGAAGCCACCGGCCGTCGTGTCGCTCTCGCCCATCTCGCGGAAGACCTTGAACCGCTGGCCGCCGACGAGCCGCGGGCGCCACTCCTCGTAGACGTGGCCCGAGGTCTGGCGGAGGGAGGGGAGGCCGAGCTTGAGGAGGGGGGAGGCGGGCGGGCGCGCGCGGGACGAACGGGAGCGGGCCACGCCGCAGTCTGGGCCGGCTGTCCACCGCTGCGCCACCGCGCGAGGTAGACCGCTGGCCTACCCCCGGAAGACCATGCGCTGCACCGCCAGCGAGAACTCGCCGCTCACGTGGCCCCAGGAAGACGTCCGCGTCGGTGGCGCCTCGACCCACGCGCACGCGTAGCCGATGCCGTTCATGAGGCCGTACACCTGCCACATGAGGTCGAGCTGTGGCCCCAGCGACATGCGGTCGATGCGCGTTCGGATGGACTGCGGCCCTAGCCCTGGACGCACGCTCGGTGTCTCTGCGATGAGGTCTCCACCCTCCTCCCGCAGCGTCCACACCACGTCGCCATCTTGCACCGTGAGGGCTTCGCTCGTCGTCATCATCCCCTCCCGTGTCGTAGCTTCAGCGTCGCCACCTCGCCGCGCGTCAGCGTGACGGCGTCGGGCAGCTCCGCGGTGATGGCCTTCGCCGTACGCCGACGGATGACCGGGGCAGTCGTGCACTGGCAGTTGATGGTCTCGCCAATGGGCGCGCTCGGGTCGCCAGGGTAGCGCAGCCGGTTCCCGCGCTCGGTCACGAAATACTCGCCGAGCTTCACGCGCTTGCCGTTCATGTGGCCGTGCCGCTCGGAGCCCAGCCGCGCCAGCCACTCAATCTCCTCGACGCCCGTCGCCTTGTAGCCCTCGACGATGCCGGTGTTCTCGGCCTGCGCCAGCTCCGTCTGCGCGATGATGGCGGCCCGCTCCGGCGAGAAGACGCGGATGCGGCCGTCGACCTCGCGCCCGTGAAACTGCGTATGGATGCGCCGCGCGATCTCGCCCATGCTCGGGACCTTCGCCTCGCTCTGCGCCTCCGCCACGATCTGGCGCACGCTCGCGCGCACCTCGTCCTTCGTCGTGGCCAGGAGGTCGTCGACCCGCTCCACCACGCCGTTGCGGTACTCCCAGAACCACTTGATCTTGGTCGGCTTGCCCTCGACCGCGTCGCGCATCAGCGTGCCGCGGAACGCGAGGTCGTCCATCACGGGCGCCTTCGGCTTGCCTCCTGCGGGCGGCTCGACACCGACACGCCGCCGGACCACGGTCTCGTCCTCGGGGTCGACGGTCACCGGCACACGCGTCACGCCGAGGTCGCGGAGAGCGGCCAGGCGGTGTCGACCGTCGCGGACCGAGATGTCGCCGCCCGACCGCACTACGATCTCTGGCATGTTCACTGGGGTGCCGTTGCGGATGGCGGCTCGCAGGAACTCGATCGCCTGCCGATAGCGGTCACCGATGCCACCCGCGCCACCCGAGCCCACGTAGAACGAAGGCGATCGGCGGAGCTCGCCGTCCAGGGCTTCGATGTCCACCCAGACCACGCGCCGCCCCTCCTCCTCGGCGATCGGCGACCGCCCGAAGACCGGCCCACCCCCCGTCTGCGCCGCCGCCCGTGAGGCTGCGCTGGCCGCCTGGCGGATGCCGAAGCGCGACAGCAGCGCGATGAGCTCGTCGCGGAGCTCGGCCTCGGTGGCCTCGCGCGCCTTCGCCGACGCGCCCATCTCCGCGAGCACGCGCCGCGCCTCCAGCTCACCGAGCCGCCCCAGCAGGCGCGCCACCTGGACCGCGAGCGGCTTCGCGCGGGCCACGACCTCCGCCCGCGTCTGGGCCTGTCGGCGGGACGTCACCCCGCCACCGTCCCCGCCAGAGCGCGCACGGTCAAGCGCCTCGGATGGTCGAGGGCCGCGCGTTCAAGCCCAGCCGCGGCGCGACCACCGACGGCGTGCGCAGCACCAGGTTTGTCGCCGCCCACACGAGCGCGTCGAGTCGATCGGGCGAGTCGTTCCCGGGCTCCCACCCGCAGAGCTGGTCCTCAAGGTCCGAGAACGCCCCCGCGTGGAAGACGCGCCCCTGCTCGTACAGCGCGGCCACCGGCTCGGCGCGCGTGCGCTTGCCGTCGCTGGCGTGCTCGCGCTTGATCGGGAGGTCGATGTCCGCGGCGCGCAGGATGCTCTCGACCATGTCGCCGCCTTGGTTGTCCTCGGCCACCACGCGGTCCGCCTTCCAGCGCGCGAAGGCCTTGGCCGTCGCACGCGCCCAGCCTTCGGGGCTGTAGATGTCCGAGAGGTCCTCCAGCACCCACAGCTTGCGGCTCGACGTCACGCCCGCCACCACGATGCCGGTCTCGTTGCTCTCCTCGTCCTTGTTCGCGCTGCGCTTCTGCGAGATCGCGGGGTCCACCGCGACCACGATGCGATCGAGCTGGCCCACCAAGGCCTCGCGCACGCGGAGCGCCCGCTCGTCGCGCATCTCGTCGGTAATGACCGGCGCCACCGCCCAGCGGCGGCGGACGTTGTCGGGCACCACGTCCATGCGGCGCGCCTGCTCGACCATCGCCCGCTTCCACAGCGCCCCGGGCGCCTCGTCGAACATCTCACCGTCGAGCTCCTGCCGCCCCAGCGTCGTCCCGTCGTACCGCTCCAGCACCTCGCGCAAGTACTCCGGGTCGAGGTTGCCCGCGTTGTCCGCGGTGCGGCCGCGCGTCAACGTCGTGCTCCTGCGCTGGATAATCTGTCGCAGCCACTCCTTGGGGCGCGGGGTCGTCGTCAGGATCGCGCGGGGGCCGTCCGGGTGCGGCAGGCGCAGACCGAACGAGAGCTGATCCCACGCGTCCCGTGTCCGCCAGGCCGCGGCCTCGTCGCCCCAGGCGAAATCGTGCTGGGGCCCGCGGAGCTGGTCCGGCTTCTCCGCGCTGTACGTGTAGCCGACCGCACCGTTGGGCCACTTCAGCAGCGTCTGCGATGGGATCCACTTCGGCCGGAAGTCGTCCGGGCTCAGCGTCAGCAGGCCCGAGGGGCCCTCCAACATCACGCGGATGTCGCCCGCCGTCCGCCCCAGCAGCGCGACCCGCCGGTAGCCACGCTCGCGCACGGCCTCGATCACCGTCCCCGAGCCCGTGTGCGACTTCCCGACGCCGCGGCCGCCCATGTACAGCCACGTGCGCCAGCGCCCCTTGGGCCACGACTGCTCGGGCCGCCGCCAGAACTTCCACGACTTGCGGAGCTGGCCCGCCTGCGTCTCCGTCAGGCCGCCCAGCAGCGCGCGCCGATCTTCGTCGGGCAGCAGCGCCAGCGTCTCAGCGAGGCTCCGCCCCACCCTCGTCCTCGTCGCGCGCCTGGCCCGTGAGGCGCCCGCGCAGGTCCGTGATCATCGCGTCCAGCGCCAGCAGGTTGTCGGTCTTCTGCGTCACGCTGAATGCCTCGGCCGCGTCCAGACCCATCAGCTTCGCGCGGCGCTGCTGCACGCGGATGATCGACAGCGTCGCCGCGGCCAGGCCCTCACCGTCGCCGGCGGCGTGCGCGGCCTCGGCCTGCGCGAGGCCCATGCGCTCGAGCTCGTCCAGGGTCGCGAGGTCGAGCTGGCGCAGCTCCTCCGCGCTCTCGGCCGTCGCCTCCCGGAGCGCCGTGAGCGCGCGCTCCACCGCCTTGCGCGCGCCGCTCTCCTCGGCGTACCCGCACTCCGCCGCGATCACGCGGTAGGGCAGCCGCTTCTTGCGCAGGTCCACCGCCTTGGCGACACGCTCGGCCTCGGTGAGCACGGCCGCGCCGGTCTTGCTTCTGCTACGCGCCATCGGAACCCCTCAGGTCGGATTGTAGCACGGTCTCTCGTGGCGGCTCGACACGACCAACGCCCAGCCGCGTCCGCTCCGCTTCATCTCGGGCCCGGATGGCCCGTATCTCGTCGCGGTAGTAGGTCCACTCGTGCTCCACGCGGCCGCGCTCGGCGCCGCGCTCCTCGGCCAGCATGTCCACGCGCAGGTGCTCGCGGTCGAACAGCCCGCCCATGGTCATCGCGTAGATCGGGTGGACCGGCAGGTCGTGGGCTTCCAGGTAGGCAAACACGTCCTTCGTCGTCCACCAGCCGAGGGGCATCGAGCCACTGGCCGAGTTCTCGCCGAACTTGCACATGCTGATGCGGCGCACCCGGGACTCTTGCGCGCGCACGCCGGTGATGTGGCCCGGTCCGTGACGGCGCACCGCCTCGGCCAACCCGTGGCGGAAGTACAGCGACGACGCGGCGGTCAGCTCCCGCGTGTAGTCGTACTCCACCACGATCTCCTCGTAGCGGAGGCCGGGGTGCTGCTGGAGAAACGCGTCCCGCACGCGCTCGCAGTCGGGGTTGAACCACCACGAGCCCTTCACCCAGACGAGCGGGAGATCGATCTCGTGGCGAAGCAGCCAGGCCAGGTGCGCGACCACGGTGGAGTCTTTGCCCCACGAGACGGAGACGTAGGCGCGCGTCGTCGCGACGAAGTCACGGATGGCCTGAAGGGCACGCGCGGGCTTCTTCCCGCGCGCGAGCATGCGCCCCAGGATGGCGTCCGTCCGCGCGTGCGTCGCCCACACCTCCAGGTCACGCGCCGTGTGCCGGGGGCTGGCGATCAGCATGCCGCCCCCGCCGCTTCCACCCGTCGTGCTCGGGCAGCACCGTCACCAGGTCGGGGCGCTCGCCCGGCCCATGCGGCACCACAACAAATCGCAGCCGGTGCGGCCGGCCCGTGCGCCAGACCTCCCCGGTGCGCCCGTCCTCGAGCGTCTTGACCTTGGTCCGATGCGCCACCAGCGACAAGCGGATGAGTCGGCCCAAGGCCTGGCTCGGTGTGAGCTCGGGCGCGACCCGCTCCCGGTAGCGGTCGACGGCGTGGCTCGTGATGCGCCATGGTCCTACGAGCCCCCGACCTTCGTGAGCCGCCAGTGCCCCCGGGATGGGCGCGTCACCACCCGCTCGCCCATCGCCACCAGCGTGTGCGTCACCGTCGACGTCGATTTGCCCACGTCGTCCGCCAGCTCGCGCGTCGTCGCCTCTCCACCACGCGCCTTCAGCGCCTGACGTAGCGTCTCCGCCGCCACACCCGACCCCGAGGCGTGCACCATCCGGCCCGGCGTCGGTGCTCGGGGCGCCAACACCGGCCGCGTAGGGCGCGGCCGCGCATCCACCGCAGGCAGCACGGTGCCCAGAGTCCGGACCTCGGCCGGCCGCAGGCGCGCGAGTACGATCTCCAGCGCCTGCCGCGCCTCGTCCTCCGGCACGCCCTCGATCGCCTCGCCCAGGCGCACGATGAGCGCGCCGAACTTCTGGACCTTGAGGGTGCGGCTCGTGAGCTCCACCGTCTTGGCCGGGGGCGCCGCCACCGCCAGGCCCTGCCCCGCCACGTAGCGCCGCCCGCGCGCAGTCTCCTCGCCGATCACGTCCTGGATGTCGCTGTCGGTCGTCATGCCGTCTTCTCCTGTGCCGCGTGTGCGGCGGTCTCATGCACCCGAACCATGCCGAAGCCGAAGCCTCGGTGCCGGCCGATGCCGCGCAGCATGGCGGTCTGCCGCTGCTCGTAGGTCGACCACTGCGCGTAGCCGGTGACCTCGACCGCCGTGGTACTCCACGACAGCGCCCGGCGTCCCCGCGCAGGGCCTCGCTGCGTCTGGCGCACCAGCGTCACGTCCCAGCTGCGGGCGTGGTCCACCAGCACGAGCGGCGCGCCCGCGGACTCCAGGCGCTGCGTCACCCACGCTACCCGTGCGTCCAGCGCCTCGGCCGGGGTGAGCGTCCGCCCGTGCAACTGGGCCTGTGTCACCACGTCGACTTCGGCCCCCGCGGCGTAGCCCCCGAGCGGCTTCGACAGCCGCACGACGGGCAGCGCCACCACGGCGATCGGTGTCCGCAGATCGTGCACCAGCTCGCCGAGCCCGACGCACTCGATCTTGAGCGTCGACGTCGCGGCCCGCACCTCCGCTGAGGCGTGCAGGTTGCGCCAGCCGAGCCACTCCGCGGGCTGGTACATCTCGGCCTCGACCGTCGGGCCCACCCGCGTGAGGTGGAACGTCTGCGGCGGGACGTCGAACGCCTCCGCCAGCAGCACGTGCATCAGGTAGCCGATGTCCGAGAGCGGGTAGCCGCGCGCCCGAGCCAGCGTCTCCAGCCCACCGCGCGCGACCGACAGGCGGATGAGGTACAGGCTCACGCGGCCTCCGGGATCACGCATACCTCCTCGGCGGCGCGATTCCAGTACGGGTAGCTCAGCACCGCGTAGGCACGCGTGGCCTCGGGCCGCACGTCGGGCCACCCATCGGGCAGCGGGCGCATCGGCCAGCCGTCGCGCACAAGCGGGAACGTCTCACTCCACGGCGCGCACCCCTCGACCGTCCAGCGCAGCACCGCACCACGGCCCACCGCCCGGCGCTTGCCGAGGTAGCCCACGTACTGAAGCAGATCCGCTACAGCCGCGCCGTCGCCCACGGCCCACCACGTAAGCCGGTCGTCCTCCATGTGCCGTGTCTCCAGCGGCAGGCGGTAGGTTTTCTGGGCGCCGGCCGCGATGTTGATGCGCGTGAACTTCTCCACCGCCATCTCCTGCGCCTCGGCCAACGGGAAGCGGCGGTTGATCCACACGTGCTCTCGCTCGTCGACGTTGCCCACTGACGTCGTGCACAGGTGGAATCGTCCGCCCTCAGCGCGCGCAAGCGGGATCTCGATCGGCCGCAGCTCGGACACGCGCAGCGCGGGCGGCAGGTCCTGGACCTGGGCGACCGCCCACGCGAGGAGACCGTCCAGGCGCACCTCGGCCGAGGCCAGGCCGGCCCGCAGGGTGGCCGTGATGCGGAGCGGCTGGCGCGCGTCGCCCGCGGCCAGCCCTGCCGTGACCACCTCGGTCACGCGTCCACCCCGCGCAGCAGCGCTACGATCGCCTCGCGCCGGTCGGCCACGTGCGCGCGGAAGATCTCACCGACCCCCACATCACCGAACGTCATCGCCGTGGCGCTCTCGGACGGGCGCGCGATCGCGCACGACCAGCCCTGCACCGGCTTGATGTAGCCGTGGCCCGTGCCTGACTTCCCGCCGACGCGGGCGTGGGCGAGGAAGGCCGAGAGCATCAGGCGGAAGGTGTCGCGCTCGAGCTCCGAGTGAGTGCGCGCCTCGACACCCCAATAGAACAGCGACCCGGTGGCAATCGTCTCGAAGCTCCGGGGCATCATGGACGACTTGCTGTGCTCCTTGCCCACGGCGTCGTCCTCGGCGGACGCCGTCTCGCTGGCCAGGAGCCGCCCCTCGACCGCGGCGCGCGAGGCCGGCAACAGCAGCTCCCGCTTCTCGGGTACCAGGGTCGGGTCCATGCGGACGCGGACGACCTCGTCGATGTGGGCGCGGCAGGTGTCCTCGGGCCCGGCGTACGTCTCGGCCCAGGCGCGCACGCGGTCGGGCACCACGCGGGCCGACTCGCGGCAGATGAGCACCGCGCGCTCGACAGCCATCTTGCCCGGGATGACGCGGTTCTCCGCGCACCCGCCCAGCAACTCCATGCTGGGGATGAGCTCGCAGAGGCGCCGGTAGTGGTCGAGCTTGACCACACTGCCGTCGCCGTTACCCGTGACCATGCCGCCCGCAAACAGCAGCCGGAGGGCCGCCTCGGTGAGCCGGGACTCCAGCAGCCCCGCTGCGTCAAGAAACACGTAGCTGGCCGCCTCGCGCAGCTTGTGACGCATGGTGTCCCCGGTGATGATCGGCACGCGCGCAAAGCCGCCATCCACCTGGCGGACCTTCTCTGTCATCGCCAGCGCGGCGTTGCCGATGGTCTCGCCATGGTGCGCGATCGGGCTGGCTGCCTCCAGCGCGACCTCGTAGCGGAGCACCTCGAAGCGGCGCGCGGGGGTGGGGTTCGTGGTTTCGGTGGTCTGCATGGTGCTCTCCTCAGGCCTTCGGCAGGGTCATGGTGATGGACTCGAAGTGCTCGCGGTCGACGGCGTCACGCGCCTCCCGGCGCTTCTCGACGGCCTCCCGCGCGAGGGCCACGAGCAGTCCGCGCTCCGCCTCGATCAGGCCCAGGAACCGGTCCGGTGTCAGGACGCCCACGCTGCACAGCCCGTCGACGTGACGCACCAGCGCCAGCATGGCCGAAGAGGTCGCCTTGCTCGGCCCCGGCAGCCGGAGCCCCCGCGCCACCAGCGTCGGCCACTCCATCGGCCCGGACGACCGCTTCGCCGCACTGACCATCCGCGTCTCGATCTGCTCCCACTGCTTCAGCGCGCTTCCGCCGCCCGCGAGAAACTGCTGGCGCCACGCCAGCATCAGGTCCACCACCAGCAGGCGCACCGTCTCCAGTTCCACCGCCGAGATCGTCGGGGGCCGCGCCTTGAACATGCCCGCCGGCGCGGGGCTTCCGTTGCTGCTTTCGCTCACGCTTCTGCTCCTCTTTCTTCGCCGCGGTCGCGGCCTTCTCGCGCGCCATGCGCGCCTGCACCTCGACTTCGTCACGCTGGGCCAGCCATAGCGCGAGCGCGAACCACGTCCCGCCCCGCAACGCCCGGCCGTATCGCGCCTCGAAGGCCTCGATGAGCGGCCGACACAGCCCGTACGCGCGCGCCGTGTACGTGCCCAAGCCGACCTCCTCCTTAGTCGCGCCCGACGTCAGCATCACCACGAGGTCGTCGATGATCGCCCAGCCCTCGGGCCCCGGGAGCACCACCTCGGTCTCCTCGAACAGCACGCGGCCGCGCGTCGTGCCCGGCAGGTTCAGCGGGGTCCATTGCAGGACGTGCTTCTGGCCGCTGTCGGCGATGGCCGCGAACCACGCCCCGCGCTTCGGCCGCCGGAGGAACGCGAGGATCGCAGGCTTCTCGCCCTTGCTCGCGTTGATGTACCGCGGCTCGGCGCCACCGTCGTAAAGGTGTGAGTAGTTGCGGTACGACCCGCCAAAGATCTTGCCCTCTTTCGGGGGCCGGCCCGGCACTGGGACCGTGCGCTGGGCGAAGTAGACGCAGCTCTCGCACACGTGCGTCCCGTCGACGTAGCGGACGCGGTTCTGGCCAACAAAGCCCGAGCCCATCCAGTCCTCGCGCACCATGCCGCGGGTGAGCGGCCCGGCGCACACCCAACACAGCCCCGCAACCGGCGCGCAGTCAGCCACCGCTGGAGAGCCGAGTTCGGCGTGGAGCACCTGCGCCGCTGTGAGAGCCACGAGTGCAGCGCCTCACCCGGATGACGCGCGGTCAAGAGGCCTGTGGGTCTGAGGCCTCGACGCGTCGCGCTCGCCACGCCGCGAGGTCGACGACCTCCGCCACCTGCGGCCGCGCACGGCGCTCGGGCTGGAGGCGCTCCAGCAGCGCGCGCCAGAGCTCGGGCGGGACGTCGGCCAGGTGGCGCACGGGGCGCCGGCGCGGGAACGGCAGCACGCGGCCCATCACCCTGCCCTCCGCGCAGCTCGAGCCTCGGCCCGGAACGCGTCGATCTCGCCCTCGCTCACCTTGTGCCCCGCCGCGATGCGCGACAGGAGCCACCGCGTCGTGACGTGGTTGACCTCGACCTCCAGCGGGGAGAGCGAGGCGCACGCGGCGAGCTGGCGGTCCTGCTCGCGCTGGGCCTGCGCCCGCCGGCGCTCGGCGCGGACCTCGTCCATCGCCTCGACCAGGTCCCCGAGCGTGACCCAGCGGTCTGTCAGTCGCTCCGCGACCCGGCCGACGCCCTCTTGCGCTGTGGCCACGTCCCACGGCCCGGCCATGAGGCGCCGAAGCCAGAGCTTCGACGCGCTCGACGGGCCGGCCTTTGTGCCCGCGGCCTTGTCGCCCTCGATCACCAGCAGCGCCCGAGCCCCCGGGACCGCGGCACCGATCAGCAGCGAGAGCACGCCTCGCGCTTCCGCTTCGGACATCATCGCGACACCTCCGTCGGGTCCAGCGGGGCCAGCGTCTCGCTCGGCCGCATGGACCACTCGCCTTCGAGAAACATCTCCACCGAGTCACCCGGCGTAGGTACCGCACGGGCGTAGCCGGCCGACGTCGGGCGGAGCACGAGCGCGCCCTGCGGCGGCGGGTCCGGGTCGTCCGGCATCGGCGGCACCGGCCGGGCCTCGAGCGTCCACGCGACCATGGCCTCCACGGCGTCCTGCTGGGCGTTGCGGCGGGGGGCCGCCGTCGCCGTGCGGGCGGGGGCGCGCATCGCCTCCTTGTCCTGCTCACGCGTCAGCCAGCGCACGGCGAAGCGGTGGCCGTTGGAGCGCGGCCGCTCGGCGGGGTTGGCTTTGAGCCACGCGACCATCCGCGCGAGCTGGGCCCGCACGTCGACGGCCGGGTAGGCCTCGGACCACTCGCCCACGTCCGCCTCGGTCACCGTCTCGGTCCGCGTGCCGATGAGCGGAAGGACCACGACCACGGGCGAGGTCGTTCCCCGAACGGCGGGCGGCGTGCCCGCCGCTTCGGCGGGTCGCGCCGCGTCCTGCGCCGGCACCTCTGCTTGAGAAAGAACTACTGTTCCTCTCTGCTCCTCTCCTCTCCTCTCCTCTCTAGAGCACGGTGGGGCCACGGTGGCCCCACCGTGGTCCACGCGTGCGCCACCGTGGTCCACGCGTGCGCCACGCACCGGCACGCGTGCGCCACCGTGGTCCACGCGTGCGCCACCGTGGTCCACGCGTGCCGCACTCTGGCTCACGCGTGACGCACGCGGCTCTGTTTTGGCGGCTTTCTCGTCTTCCACGGAAGCCACCCGCGTGGCCTTTGCCGCGGCGCGTCGTTCGCGCTCCGAGGCGGCTCGTCGGTAGGAAGCAGCTCGCTCGCTCCACCCGTGGACCTCCAACGACCCGTCATCGGTGGTGCGGTCAAGCCAGCGGGAGGTCACGAGGGCGGCCACGAGCCGGCCGTCCTCGCCGGTCCACTCGAGCACGGCCTCGAGTTCCGCGTCGGAGATGCCGTCGAGCATGCCGCTGGGGCGTGTCTGGAGGACCCACGCCCAGAGGTCGGAGATCACGCCGATCGCCTCGCGTCGCGAGACCCCGAGCTCGCGGGCGAGCCGAAGCGTTTTGTGGTGTCGGGGGAGGCTGGCCTCCCACTGTAGGTAGCTCATCGCCACGTCCCCCAGCGCCGCAGCGCCCACGCGAGCACGGCCACCAGCTGGCCAGCGAACAGCAGCAAGGCCCCGAGGACCATGAAAAGCAGAGCTTCCAGCGGGGTCACGCCATCCTCCGTCTCTTGCCGCTCTTGGTCGGGAACCACAGCACGGACCGCTCGCCCGGGACCTTCGCCGCCTTCCGCGCGTCGACTCGCGTGGGGACGGGCGGCAGGGGCTGCTCCATCGTGCGGGCGATCTTCCGCGCCCCGCTCAGCGTGAGGTTGAAGCGGGCCTTGAAGTCGGGCCCCGACACGCCGTCGAGGATCGCGTCCGCCCAGCGGCGCACGTCCTCCGGGGTGTGCACCCGGCGTCGGCCGGGCATGGTGGTGCGGCTCATGACTGGGGCTCCTTCGGCGCCGGCCGTGGTCCTGCGCTCAGCGCCAGCGCCGTGTACGCAATCCCATCCACGAGCCGGGCGAGCTGGTCGAAATCCTCGAGCGCGCCACGCGCCACCTCCTCGCGCCGCTGCGCCTCCTCCAGGGCGATCGCGGCCAAGTCCCGCTCCCACGGGTTCAGCGCCAGGTACGCGCGCGCGGCGTCCTCTGTCGCTCGAGCCGCGGCACCGGCAGCGCGAGCGAACGCGTCCCGCTCCGTCCTCAGGGCCGGCGCCCACTGGAGATCGCGCGTCAGCCGGTCGACATCCAGAAGCCACTCGGTCTCAGCTCTGGTCATGCTCATCCCTTGGTCCCCTTCAGCGACTGCTGTGTACCGGGCGCCATCTCCCGCAGCGCCGCCGCCAGCGCGTTCAGCGTCAGCCACATGGCGTCAATTTCGGGTTCTCGGTCCCGCAGCCGCTCGATCTGCCGGGTGACGTACGGGAGCGCCAGACGCACACTCGGCAGATCCGCGCCCACCGCGTGCGCGAGCCAGCGCAGCCCACGGTCCGCGTCAGCCGCGGCCAGGTCGGCGCGGAGCTGGCGCACGTCGTCGCCCACGTGTTCCGCGTCGCCGGTGCCCCAGCACGTCGAGCACGTGTCCCAGGGCATGCCGACCTGCATCCCGCCGCGCCAGCCGTCGACGGCCCGGCCCAAGCCTCGGCACCGCGGGCACGGAGTGTGGACGCGACGCGCACGGCACGCCGCGGCTAGGTCCTCGGGAGTGATATGGTGGCGGTGGCTCACCGCCCACCTCGCGGGTGCGCGGCGAGCAGGTCCGCCACAGCGTCGTCAGCAATCTTCACCGCCCCGCGCGTGTTCAGCTCCTCGCGCACGTACGCCGCCGCATACGCCGCCGCCCACACCGCTTCGAGGCTCACGGCCTCGGCCAGCGGTCGGCCCAGCGGCGCGCAGCCGGTCTCGGGCGTCTTGGTCTCGCTCATCACTCGGTCTCCTTGACGGCCGCGCCGTCGTCACGTCGTACAGAGGGTGCCCGCCGCCGCTCGCCGAAGATCTCGCGCACGGTCAGCGACCGGCGCAGCACCCAGGCGGTCACGCCCTCGGCGGGGCGGCTGCGGTTCTCGGGGGTCGGGTCGACGAAGGCCACGCGGCCGGGGCCCTCGATCGGGTCACGGTGCGCGACCAGCCCCGGCGGTACGTGCTCGAGATGGCGCCACCACGGGGTGTCGAACCGCGACGGAGCCAGCAGCACCACCAGCCGCCAGCGCCCCGCCCGCACCTCACGCATCGCCAGCTCCGCGAACGGCGCGACGCGCGCGAACGGCGGGTTGAGCCACACGTCGAGCCCCCCGCGCTCGGCCATGTGCGGGTGGCAGAAGTCGAGGTAGGGGAGCGACGCCTCCAGGTCGCCGAGCGCGTCTTCCACCAGCGACGACCCCGGCCCGAGCCAGTGCTCCGCGATGGCGTTGTCGGCCGTGGCCGCCGCATCCAAGTCGAACCCGTCGGGCACGTAGCGCGCCTCCAGCGCACGCCACAGGGGCTCGGGCGTGGCCCAGGTCTGCGGCGCCTTGCCGCTCGTCTGCCGCTTGTGGCCGCTCATGCTGACCTCCGGCGCAGACGGAACGGCGCCACGGGCGGGGCCTTGGCGTCCCTGAAGCGGTGGACGGTCGCGCCCGAGCTCGGCGGCTCGGGCCACGCCACCCCCAGGCGCTCGCAGGCCCGGCGGGCGTCGCCGGTGCGGATGCCGTGGCGGTCGACGAAGTCGGCGCCGCGGGTGCCTGCGGCGTAGGTGGCGACGAAGGCCTCGGCCTCGGCGCGGGTGTAGTGGTGGCGGCTCACCGGGCACCTCCCGGCGACGGCCGCGAGGCTACGGCGCGCGCACCGCGAAGCGTCGTGTGCTCCTGGCCGGCCCAGCGCACGCCGTCGACGATGCGCACGACACGGTAATGATGCTTCCCGCACCGGCTGCCGTCAAAACGCAGCACCGGCGCGGACTCGATCGAGACCGTGTCCGAGAGCTTCTCTCTCACTGTCCATGGACCTAGGTTCATCATCCGACCCTCAGGGTGAGTTGCTTGGTGGCGCGCACCGTGCGCGCGAAGTTGGCCTTGACCAGCGCCTCCGCCATCACCGGCGACACGCTGTTGCCGACCATGCGGACCTGCTCCGTCTTGGTCAGCGGCGCGCCGTCCGCGCCCTCGTCGATCACGTAGCTGTCCGGGAAGCCTTGGCAGCGGAAGAGCTCGCGGGGGCTCAGCATCCGCATGCCGATGTCGACCACCACGTAGGTCTCACCGTCGATCGTCACCGTCGCCAGCTCGGCCGCGGCGTCGTAGCCCTCGAACCGCTGGAGGAGCGAGTACACCGCCGCGATATGCGTCCCGCCCGCGGTGATCGTCGGCGCGGGCGCCTCGACCGACCGGCCGCCACGGTCCGAGCCGCGGAGGTGCACCAGGTGGGCCGCCACGAGCGCGTGGTGGTCGACGGTGGTGATGGTGCCCGCGGGCTTGTCGAGCGGGACACCGGCGACCTTGTCGTTGCGCTTGCCGCCGTAGTGCTTCGCGAGGAACGCGACCGAGAGCGCGTGCTTCACGCCCTCGGCCATCACCGTGCCGAGGGGCTGCTGGATGTCGTAGACGCGCGGCGCCTGGCCCGGCCGCTCCCCGTTGCCCGAGTGGTAGAGCACCGGGGCCACGAGGGCGAAGCGGTCGCGCGTGACGATGGTGTCGAGCGGTGCGTCCAGGTCACGCGGGCCGCCCGTGCCGTAGTACTTCACGATGAACGGCCGCGCCGACTTGAGTACGAAGCGCCGGACACCTCGGGCGATGCGGGCCAGCGTCTTGTCCGCCAGCGGGCGCGGGCGCTCGAAGATCGACGGACACGGGATGCTCCAGTCGATGCACTCGGCCGCGGTGCGGTACGGGTGCGCGCGGCCAGGTCCGTGCGTCGGCTCGGGCCAGACGATCGGCTGGCCCGTGGACGTGGCGATGATGAACAGCCGCCGGCGCGTGGTCGGCGCGCCGTAGTCGCACGCGCGGAGCTGGCGCCACTCGACGGTGTACCCGAGCGCACGGAGCTTCCCGACCCACACGCGGAACGACCGGCCCGCCTTCGCAGGGTCGGGCTTGCCGTCGTGGCCCAGCGGCCCCCAGGCCTGGAACTCCTCGACGTTCTCGACGAACAGCCAGTCCGGCCGCGCCGTCTTCGCCCAGCGCAGCAGCACGCCGGCCAGCGCCCGGCGCTTGTTCGCGCCGCGCGGGTCGCGGAACGGCGCCGAGCCTCGAGCCTTGCTATGGAAGGTGCAGTCCGGCGAGCCCCACAGCAGCGTGAGCGGGCGGCCGCGGACCACGTCCTCGGGGCGCGTGTGCCAGATGTCGCCCACCCGGTGCTCGGTCAGGGGGTGGTTGCGGGCGTGCATCGCCAGCGCCTGGCGGTCGTGGTTGATCGCGACGTCGGGCCCGCGACCCAAGGCCCACTCGATCCCCAGGCTCGCCCCGCCGCCGCCGGCGAAGGCGTCGACGATGAGCCCGTCCGGGTGGATGCGCAGAAGCTTCACCGCCTTCACGCCGCCACCTCCTGCGCACGCGCGGCCAAGCGCACCACGTGGACGCCTTCGACCTCGGGTACCGTGTCCGGGCATCCTGCCACCAGCACCTGGTCCACACGCCCCGCGCGGTACGCCGCCACCAGCGCGGCCAGCAGCGCCTCGCGGTACTCGAGCGAGACGGTCTCGATGCCGTCCAGCAGCACCACCCGCCACCCGGGCGTATGCTCCGCCAGCAGCACCAGCAGCGCGCCGAGGAAGCGGGTCCGCTCTCCCGTCGACAGCCCGGCCACGTCGACCCCGCCGACGGTCAGCCGGCAGGCCTCCCCGCCGCGGGCGTCGACCAGCTCGATCGCGACGGGCGCGCCCATCGACGCCGAGAGCGGCGCCTCCAGCTGCGCGCGGGTCGCCGTCAGGGCCTCGACCTCCCACGTGCGGACCGCGGCGAGCGCATCCACCCAGCCCTCCACGTCGTGGGCCGCGTCGGCCGCCTCGCCCTCGGTGGAGATGGCGCGGGCCTTCAGCTCGGCGACGGCGCCGGCCGTGGCCAAGAGCTGCTCCACGGTGCGGATCTCGGTCTCGATCGCGTCGGGGTCCCGAGCCGGCGGCATCGCGTCGATGCGAGAGCGCAGGTCCACGGCCAGGGCCGCCTCGCGCATCGTGCGGAGGGCGTCGGTGAGCGCGTCCACCGCGGCCTGGTGGGTGGCCTGTGCCGCGCGGCGCGCGCGCGCCAGCGTCCGGCCACGCTCCACCCGCTCGACCACGGGCCACACCTCGGCCAGCAGCATCCGAGCGGCGTTGCCCCACTCGGCGCGCCGCAGGGCCTCGCGGGCCGTGCGCAGGCGGACGCCGGTGGCGGCGGCCTGCGCCTCCGCCTCAGCGGCCATGAGCTCCAGGTCCGCCACCGCGCCCTCGGCCGCTTCGGCCAGGCCGGCGAACGCCGCCGCCAGGTCGCAGTCGCAGTCGGGGCAGTGGGAGATCGCCGAGTCGAATGGCTGGCGCAGCATCGTCGCTCGAGCCCGGCCCTCGGCCAGCGCGGCGTGGATGTTCTGGACCGGGGCGCGGGCGCCCTCGTCGGCGCTCCGCGCCAGCGCCACGTCCGCCTCGGCCAGGTCCACGTCCGCCTCGTCGGCGGTGCCGTCGGTGTCCCGTCGGGCGTCGGCCAGCGTCCGGGCCGCCGCGTCGAGCCGGGTCCAGTCCTCGTCCGTGGAGGGGTCCTCGGCCTCGGCATCTTCGGCCGCGGTGAGCGCCGTCGCCGCCTGGTCCACCGCCGCGCGCAGGGCCTCGACGTCGACGTTCGGCCCCTCGGCCGGGAGCGAGGCCAGCTGGCGCCGCAGGTCGGCCAGGGCCTGAGCGTCGGCCAGCTCGGCGCGGAGGGTCGCGAGGCTCTGCTGCAGCGAGGCGATCGACGCCATGGCCGGGGTGTCGTCGGCCGCCTCGACCGCCGCCACGTGGGCGGCGTGGGCCTGCCTCGCCGCGGCGCGGGCCTTCGCCAGCCGGTCGGCCAGGTAGGCCAGCGCCCGGCCGCGCCAGGCGTCGGGCGTCTCGCCGGCCTCGCCCGCGGGCACCAGCCCCCGGAGCTCGGCGCCGGGCTCGGGCAGCCCGCCGACCAGCGCCAGCAGCCGCGCCCGAAGGCGGGCCTCGGGCATCGTCAGCAGCGCGTCGGGCGTCCACACGTCGCTCGAGCCGCCGAGCGCCAGCCCGATCGCCCCGAGGGCCTGGGCGAGCGACGCCCCCGACGGGAGCGCCGAGCGGCCGTCGGGCCCGCACAGCGTCCCGGAGCGGCGGATCGAGCCCCTGTCGTCGCGGGCCCAGCCGCGCGACATCACCGTGCCGTCGTCGAACGTGCCGCGCACCAGCACGGCGTCCCCCGAGGCCAGGCGCATCACGCCGTCATCGGTGGCCTCGACGCCCGGGGCGCGCCCGCGGGCCAGCAGGTGGAGGCTGATCAGGGCCTCGCTCTTGCCGGCCCCGTTGGCGCCCACCAGCAGCGTCACCGGGGCCAGCGTCAGCACGCGGTCGTGCGCCTTGAGTCCGTCCGTGTACAGGGAGGTGAGGCGGCGGGTCATCGCGCACCTCGCGCGGCGCGCTGCTGGCGTCGGACGTCCTGCTGCTCGGCCGCGGCCTCGGCCGCCTCGCGGGCCACCTCCCGCGCCTCGTCGAGCACGGGCCGGGCGCCGCTCATGTCGCGCTCGGGGGCGCCGGCGCGCCGGGCCTCGGTCAGCACGGCGGCGCGCTGGTCGGGCGTGAGCTTGCGCGGCGAGTCGACGGAGAACATCCGCGCGGCCAGCGCCTTGGTGGCGTCGGCCGTGTAGCCCGCCTCCTGCATACCGGCCCACCACGCCGCGAACGCCTCGTCCCTGACGGGAGCCGCCGGCGGGGGCGTCTTGGCCGTGGCCTCGGCGGGCCGCTCGGGCTCGCGCGGCGGCGCCTTCGCGGGCGCGCGGTCCCCTCCCCCGCCCTGACGGCGCTTGTCCCAGCCGCGGTCGTCGCGGTTGTCGACGTCGGCGCTCGCCTCGTCCTCGCCGCGAGGCAGCAGCAGCAGCGACCGGAGCATGTAGCTCAGGTCATAGGTCTTGGCCGCGGCCAGCGCCTTGTCCCACGGCCGGCCTTTCTCCGGCATGATGGGCGTCTCGCTGGTGATCTCGCGGCTCTCGCCCGCGGCGTGGATGAGCGCGTAGCGGATGCGCACCGAGAGCGTGGGCTCGACCTCGGGCCCGCCCGGGATCATCGTCGCGATCTCGTGGCTCATGGCCAGGATGGCCAGGTCGCCCTCGCTCAGCGCGTCGCGGGCCGCGCGGATGACGTCCTCGGCCGACGCGTAGTTGTAGCCGTGGAACTTGTTGCGGCCGCCCTTGGCGACGGCATGCGCCTCGCGCTGGGCGCGCACGAGCCCGGCGGCCAGGGTCGCGGTGGGGGTGTGAGCGGTGACGGTCTCGGTGTCGTTCATCGGCAGGTCTCCTCGGTGCGCACCAGGCGCAGGGTCCAGCGGTGGGGGTGCAGCGACAGGCGCTCGGCGCCGTCGCAGGTTGGGCAGGGCTCGCCGCGGGCGGTCTCGCCGGGGCGGGGGTCGCAGGCGCAGGCCGGGCACTCGACCGACGTGGCGCGCTGGGCGGCCAGCTCGGCGGCGAGGGTCAGGACCGACGACACGTCGTCCTCCGTCGCGACCGTGCGCTCCCACGCAAGCACGCTGGAGATCGCATCGGCGCCCGTGCGCGGGTGCTCCCAGACGCCGGTGTGCCGAGCAAGCGCCAGCGTGATGGCGTCCCACAGGGGGCGCCACTCGGCACGCGACAGGTCGGGCACGGCCAGGACCTCGAGCCCCGTCACGCGGTGGAGCGCGCCGCACAGGGTCAGGCTCTCGACCGGGAGATCGTCGCCGACCCCACGCCAGGGCTCGCGCTCGTCGATGAGCCCCAACATCAGGTCCGCGCCCGAGGGCCGGCACCACATGTGCTCGACCTCCAGCGCGGCCAGGTGGAGCACGTGCGCCACGTCGCCGGGCGCATCGAACACCGCGCCGCTCACCGCACACCTCCGACCTGACGGATCTCCAGCCAGTGGAGACGGCGCTCCCAACGGTCACGCTCCAGGTGCAGCGTGGTGTGAGCCTCGTCCAGCGTGCTGCGCAGGTCATGCGGGAGCGAGAGCCGCGCGAGGCTCAGGTGCTGGAGGGCCTCGGTGAGGGCCTCGATCTGCGCCCGGGCCTCGGCCCGCGCCTCCCCCGCCTCCTCGGCCAGGGTCGCCAACCCCTCGCGGACGCTCACTGGGCACGCTCCCACGAGGCGCGCTCGGCCTGGGCCTCACGCAGCGCCGCCGACAGCGTGGCGCGGAGCGTGGTCACGCGGTGGCTCTCGGTGTCGGACACCGGCAGGCCCGCGAGGGCGTCGGCGATGGCGCCCACCACGCCGTCGAGGTCCGCCACCGCCGCCTGCGCGCGGCACGACGGGCAGAGGGTGCAGCTGTCGGGGCGACCCGTGAGGAAGTTGGGGCGCGCGATCGTGGCCACGTTGGCCTCGGTGCCCTGGTCGCAGTGGTCGACGGCGTAGCCCTCGCACCACTCGCCACCCTCGGCGGGCATGCGGTTGTCGTAGGCGGACTGGAAGGCGCGGCGAGTGGTGGGGTCGGAGAGGAGAGCGGCGCGAGTCATCGTGTTATTTGTATATACACGCTGATACGACGTCAATCCTCTTTTTAGAAGATAGCGGCATAGCCCGCAAGTGCCCGGTTTCGTTGACCGTTACCGGGGTTAGGCGTGGACGCGACCCTTGCGGGGTGAGCCCTTCGGCGCGAGCTGGATGTCGGCCAGCGTGAGCTTGCGCTTGCCCCGCGCGGCGGGCGCTGGCGTGGCGCGGCCGTCGGTGCCGGTCGCGGCCAGCACCTGCTCGGGGCGCAGCGCCGCGAGCCAGTAGACCTGGCCGGTGTCGCCGGTGGCGAGCTGCTGGGCCTGCTGGACCTCGATCGCAGCGGCGCCGTGGCGCTGGGCCACCTCGTCGAACCAGCCGAACTCGCGATCGTGCGGGCGCATCTTCAGCTTCGGCCGGTCGTACTGGTCGCGCGCGGCCTCCGTCTCGGGCTCGCCGTCGGGGCCCATGACCACCTTGCCCGCGTCGTCGCGCTTCGGCTGGCGCTTGACCGTGAGGTGGGTCAGCTCGTGGTCGTAGATCGCGGTGCGGGTCTCGTCGCTGTGGTCGTCCCAGCTCAGGCCGTCGATCGTGATGACCGCGTCCGGCGAGCCGAGGGCACGCTCTCGCGGTGGGGTGATGCGGATGGCGGCGTAGGCGCGCGTCCCACGCAGCTTCAGCTCCTTGCGCGAGCGCAGCACCGTGATGGTCACGCCCGCGGCATGGAGCTCGGGATGATGCTCGGCGATGATGGCGCGGACGCGGTCGTGCTCGGTGTGGTCGGTGACGTAGAGATCGGCGGTCATAGGTCCTCGGCTACGCCGCGGGGCGGCGGGTGATGGGCGGGAGCGGGCGGGTTCGCTCGGCGCCGGTGGAGATGCGGGCACGGCACAGGCCGCACGTGACCTCGGTGGGGTCGGCGGTGACGTGCACCTGAGGGCGTGTCGAGCACGCGGCGAAGCTACGCCCGGACGGACGGAGGTGGATGCGGTGGGGTGAGGGCGGGCGGGCGCGGGTCATCGCCTGACTCCGGTGCCGGTCTGTTGGATGCGCTGAAGCCGCGCGCGCGCCGCCCGGTACGACGCTTTCTTCTGCAGCCACAGACGGCAGCGCGAGCACGTCGCGCTCATCGCCCACACCGCACCGCCGCGCGGATGGCCGCCAGCGCCTCATCGCAGCCCGAGAGGTCCGTGGGCGTCACGTCCTCGTCGGCCGCCAGCAGGCCCCGCCGCACGCGACGCGGGGGCATCGGCGCGCGGGGCTCGTCCTCGGTCACGGCCACCCGGCCGTTGCTCAGCAGCCGGATGGCCCGGCCGTCGCTCCGCGTCTCGCGCGGCTCGACCGCCTCGGGCGCGTTGTCCTTGGTCTGGATCCGTCGCATGGCTGACACCTCACCAGTCCATCGAGCCGAGGTACGGCTCCAGTCGCCCGGACGTGACGGCCTCGACCCACCGGGCGCACGGAGCCCTTTGCTTGCGCATCTCTACGTCGAGCACCTGCTCCCAGGGCTCGCTGGGCAGCATGAGCGGTTCGTCATCGCTCATGACGAAGGACAGCTCATCGTCGGGAGACAGCGCCTCCCACGACGCAAGAGGGCTGTCGTCCTCACACATGCCAGTGATCGTCCGCGCAACCTCTGCGCTCGACGCTACGACCCAACTGTTACCGTCCGTCCAAACGCTCATCATCTCTGTGCTCACATCAGCCTCCGCATCTCGGTCTCGACGCGAGCGCGGGCCGCGCGCATCAGCGCCGGCACCTCGCTCGCCCACAGGGCCACGCGCTCCCCGGTCCACACCGGATCCACGCGGTCGTGCCGCCACACCGTCGCCCGCACGGTGTGACCCTCGGCGCGGACCTCGCCCTCGCACTCGGCGTGGTGCGTCGTCGGCCGGGCGCACCAGCGCCGCGTCTCGGGCTCGGTCCACGTGATCACGCCACGAGCCTCAGCGGCTCGGGCGCCGCGCCCTTGCGCCGGACGTAGGCGCCCAGGCTCCCCGGCTCCCGGAGCGCCCAGCAGCCCAGACACACGGCCTCGGCGGCGTCGTGGTCGAGCGCCGTCGCGGGGCCGGTGTAGCGGTCCCGGAGCTCGAGCTCCGCCAACCGCACCGCCTGGGCCTTGAGGAACGCCGACCGCTCCGCCTTCGGCCGGCGCGCGAGGTGCGGCGCCTTCGTGGCCAGCCCCAGCGGCGCGCGCCAGCGGTCGGGGGTGGGCGCGAGGATGAGCGGCCGGCGGTACGCCTGACGGAGCGCCTTGGCACGCTCGCGCGCGAAGCTCTCGACCCACGTGATGGCCTCGGCGCGGGCGACGATGGGCGCCGAGCCCTCGCCCCGACGCATCGGCGGGAACATCTCCACGCACGCCACCCACGGACGGTCGATCGGGACGTGGCTCGCGAGGTCGAGCCACACGTGGCGGAGCGACCCCTCGGCGCGCGCGGCGCCCGAGCCGTAGGCCAGCACCCGGCGCGACCCACCGATGAGCCGGAGCCGATCGGCGGTCGGGTCGATCGGCGCGGCCAGCACCGCCCAGCCCGTGCGCGTGAGGGAGGGGTCGATCGCGATGATGGTGGCCCATGTCTCGGGGGCGGCGAGCGGTACCGCGGCGCTCACCGCGCCACCCCGTCGATCGTCGTGAGCAGTCGGGCCACGCGCTCTACCAGCGTGCCCTCGGTGTAGCCGGCCTCGCTCAGCAGCGACTCCAGCGCGGCGCGCTCGGTCTCCAACTCCAACACGTCGACGACGCACGCGGTCTCGTGCTCGGCGGTCGTGCGGTCGATCTCTCGGGTCGTCATGCAGCCTCCCGCGCCCGCAGGCGCTCTCGGTCGTGGAGGAGCTGGCGCCCCTCGTCGGTGATGGACCACCCCTGCGCGGGCCGGCCCCAGGCCGGTGCGAGGCGGGTCGCGGTGACAAGCGCCGGGTCGCGGCGTGCGTGGGTGAGGAGCCGTCGGGCCACGGCGATCGTCAGCCCGAGCGCGGCGCGCAGCTCGGCGAGGCTGACCGGCGCGGGCGCGCGGTCCAGCAGCACCAGCATCGTGCGCAGGCCGGGGCCGAGCCGGGTCATGCCGTGCCGGACGCGGGCCTCGTACATGGGTGTGAGCGCCCACGTCGCCGGCTCAGCGGTCGACCAGCGGTGGCCGGTCGTCGTGATGCGCCCATGCCCCGCGAGGATGCGCAGGGACCCGCGCACGCTCTCCGCGCCGGACGTGGGGAGGAGCGCCCGGATCTGGCGGGTCGTCGCGGGCCCGTCGAGGAGCCGGGTGATGATGGTGCGCTGCACCGCCGTGAGCGCGCGGTCGGTGATCATGCCGCCCCCTGTGCGTCGACGAGGGCCCGGCCTCGCGCCGTGACGGTCCAGGTGGCGGGCGCCCGCGGGTGCGCGCCGAGCTGGCGCTCCACGTAGCCTCCGCCGGTAACGACGGCGCCCAGCCGCCGGGAGACCATGCGCGACGACAGGCCGACCACCTCGGCCAGCGCGGCGACGGTCCAGCCGCCGTCGCCCATCGCGGCGAGGAGGCGCACGAGGTCCGGGTGGACGCGCTGCGGGGTGACCTGGTCGCGCTGCGCCAGAATCCAGCGCCGCCGACCCACAGCGTCGAGCTCCACGGCGCGGGCCCCCTCCCCGTCCGCCGTCACCGCCCAGAGCAGGGCGCGAGCGCCGGGGCGCACGAGCCCCGCGGAGGCGATGTAGCCCGACCGCGACAGCTCGCGGATCGAGGCGTGGATGTTCTGGACCGGTGCGCTCGTCCAGTCGGCCAGGTCCGCGGCGCCGCACGTCCCGGCCTCGGCGATCAGATCGAGCACGTGGCGGGTCTGCGGCGGCAGGTAAGCCGGGGGTGTGCGGGCCAGGGACAGCGGCTCGGCGCGCCCGTCGCGGACGTGGCGCACCAGCTTGTCCGTGACGCCGAGCTGGCGCCGGATCGTGCGCTGGGAGGTGCCCATCGCCAGCATGGCCTCGACCTCGTCGTAGAGCGCCGCGTCGATGCGGTGCGGGCCGCGGGGTGCGCCGCGGGCGGCGGCGTCTCGGCGGAGGCCAGCGGCGTGCGCGAGACCCCAGACGCGCTGGCGGCTCACGCCCGCGTCGGCGGCGATGGCGCGGACGCAGTCCCCGGCGCGGTAGCGGTCGAGGATGGTGGCGTTGCGGGCGGCGAGATCGGTCATGACCCGACCTCCTCGTCCACGGGCGCGGACAGCCAGGCGTTGCCGTCGGTCAGCGGCGCCGCGGGCGGGCGTCCACGGCGGGCCGCCAACGCCACGCCGAGCTGCGCGAGCACCTGGGCGCGCGCGTGGTTGGTGTTCGTCGCCTCACCCGGGACGCGGGTCGGCGCGGCACCCGACTCGACGGCGGCGATCTCGCGCTCGAGCGCGGCGAGGTAGGTGCCCGTGCGGCGGATGTCCTCGGCGATGTCCAGCCGCGTGCGGATCTCCAGCGGCCGGCGCTGCTGTGTCGTGGCCAGCGTCTCGCGCAGGCGGGCCAGGGTGGCCGTGGTGGTGTCGCGGTCGTGCCGCAGCACGTCCAGGCGGGTGATGCCGGGGGCGTTCACAGGACACCGCCCAGCACGCCACCCAGCGCCCAGGCGAGGCGGAGCGCGGTCCAGACGAAGGCCACGAGCACAAGCCCCAGCGTGAGCGTGCGCAGGCTGCGCCGCGGGCGGGGGACGGGGATCGATTCCAGGCGGGGGAGGTCAGCGGCCGAGCGGCCGGCGCGGCGGGCGATCACAAGGCACCTCGCCCGCACCCACGGCGCGACCGGTCGCACTGCCCGATGCGTCGACCGCAGGCGCACCAGGGCTCGGCGCTGGCCAAGACGCGGTCATCGACATGGGCGCCCTCTGCGGGGTCGGATGCCTCAGGCGCAGCCCCCGCCGCCCCCACCACCCGCGCGCGGAGAGACTCGGACTCGGTGAGCGTGATCGCGCCGCTCACCCCCCACCCCCCACAACGCCCACGCCCCACTCCGCCAGCGCCAACTCGCGCGCCTTCTTCGCCGTGTCGCAGCCGTGCTCCAGGTGCCAGGCCACGCGCTGCGCTAGGAACGCGGTCTCGCCGCTGAGGTCGGCGATGCGCTGGCGCAGCGTCGCGTCTGCCGCCCGGTCGCGCATCATCATCGCGTTGGCGACACGCTCGCTCACGCTGGCATTCGCCGCGGCCACGCTGGCCTTCATCGTGTCGCGCTCCGACTCCAGGTCGGCGATGCGCTGGCGCGCGTGCCTCAGGTCGCGGCGCATGGTGTCGACCACGTCGGCGCTGTAGACCTTCTCCCCGCCGCTCACGCCCGCACCTCCACACCCTCGGCCAGCGCCGGCAGCACGCGCTCGGTCGGGCGCTCGTGGCGGTCGGCAAGGAGGTCCTCTCGGCCGTAGTCGTGGAGCTGCGCGCGGAGCGAGGCCAACGCCGCCGCCGCCGCACGCGAGCGGTCGAGGTCGGCGAGCGAGCACGCGGGGCGCGTCACAGCGGCCGAGAGCTCGCGGGTGATGGCCAGGATCTTGGGGTCGGTCAGGACGAGTCGAAGGCTCATGTCCTGTATCTAGTATTTAGATGATAGAGCGTCAAGCTACTCGCTAAAAGATATTCCGCCACCGAAGCGCAGCCGCAGCTGCTCGGGCTCGGTGACGGGCGCCGGTGCGATCTCGCCCGCGAACGGGATCCGCTCGACTTCCGCGGCGATCTGGCTCCACTCCGTCCGCGAGTAGCCCTCGACCACGTCCCGGCTCCGGGCGTGGGTCACTTGCCGGATGAGCCCCGGCTCACACCGTGCGGCGCGGGCGGCTGTGAGGAACGTGTGCCGGAGCGCGTGGGGTGACCGACCCTTGCGCAGCCCCAGCACGGCCAGGTCCTGCCGCATCCGCGCCGCGGCATTGTCGCCGCGCACAGGGGTGCCGTTGCCTGTGGGCACCAGCAGGTCCTCCCCGCGCGGGATGCGGCCGTGCCGACCGGCCCAGCCGAGGGCGTGCCACCAGGTCAGGCCGCGGGCGAGGGTCGAGTGGACCGGGACCCGGCGCACCGTCGCGGTCTTCGTCGCGCCCATCCGCCGCTCGCGGCAGTCGAACGACCGGGCCACGAACAGCTCGAGCCCGCCCACCGAGCTCCGCCGCAGGTCCGACCAGCGCAGCGCGGCGACCTCCCCGATCCGCATCCCCGCCATGCCGCACAGTCCCCACAGCACCCGCCGCTGGGCAGGCACCCGAGGGTCCGAGACCAGCTGAGCCAGCTCGTCCAGCGCGAACCAGAACCCCGCCCGCCACTCCGGGTCGGCGTCCGCATCCGCCGGGAGGTCGGCCGGCCCCAGGATGCACGGCGTTGAGGGGATGATGCCGTCCACCACCGCGTCCCGCAGCACCCAGCTCAGCGTCGCGTAGGCGTGCCGCACCGTGCGCGGCGCCAGGTCCTCGGCCAGCCGCGCCACCCAGACCCGCACCCACGCGGCCGTGATGTCGGCCAGCGGGACGCCCGCGAAGGCCGGCCGCGCGTAGCTCTCCAGCCGCTGCCGGTCCGTCCGTAGCGAGCGCGGACGCACCTGAGCCCGCCTCGCCAGCCACCGATCCACGTACACGCCGAAGGTGCAGTCGGGGGCCGCCGTCGGCGCCGAAAGGCGCGCCAGCTCGGCAGCGGGCACACGAGGAGAGCGAGAACGCATGAGCGATCTTCCTCCGAGGGCGCACGTCTGGTGCGTCAAAGTAGCGTGGAAATCATTGCGTTCGCGCGCGTGAGCAAGGCGGCGCGCGAATGAAAATCAGGCGGCTTTCGCCGAGGGATTCTGATCGTGGCGAGCGCGCGGTTTCGTAAACCGCAGGTCACCGGTTCGATCCCGGTCGTTGGCTTCCCCACCCACGCGCCGCTTCCCCTTCCCGCCCCCACCCGGGGACGGTGCCGGCCCGCCGCTCAGCGCGACCGCCATTGCCCGCGTCGACTCCAGCCGCTCCCGCGCCCGATCGAGGTCCGACGCAAAGCGCCAGACCACCGCGACCGACACACCATACTGCTCGGCCAGGGCCTGCGCCTCGGCGGCACGGTCGGCCTGCTCGGTGTGGGGGACATTGCGGTACAGGAGGCCCGAGTCCTTGGGACGCGGGCCGCGCTTCTTCGGCGAAGTTTTCGGGTCGGGGGCCGGCGGGATCTTCTTGCTCATATCTACTCGTATGCAGACGTTTCGGTGCACCGTCAACGGCTGAACACCTGCTCCGGCCGGGGCGCGCGGCCGCCCTCACATCGCATCACGCTGATGTCCGGATCTACGTCGCGAGCGCTGCCTCATACGCCTCACGGATCGTCGGGCCGTGACTGGTGCGGATCATGTAGCCGCGCTGCACAACGACCGCCCACCCCTCGCCTCCCACGGCCTGAGCTCGCGCGACCTCGCGCCCGTCGTCGTAGATCACCGCGTGACCCCGACCGCGCAGTATGGGCCACGGCCCGGGCTCAAGCCCGAGCGCTCGCCGGGTGAGGGTGGCGACGGGCCAGCCGCACGCCGCGACCCACTCGGCGAGCTGCTCGGCCTGAGCCGCCGTCAGGCGGGGCGCGGCGAGCCGCTCGCCCGCCGCCCGGCCCGAGGGGCGGCGGCCCGCACCCGCTCGAGCGCCGCCCCGGCCGGGCTTCGCTGGGCGGGTCATCGGCCGACCTGGGCTTGGGCCGCCGCTCCGACGATCGCCGCTGCGATCATGTTGAGGGGCCCCGCCGCACGCGCCCAAGCCTCTCTCACCTCGTCTGGAGACTCCACGCTGGGCCACCTCGACGACTCCCACCACTCACGGCGATAGGCGATGGTCTCATCTCTGCCTCTGGGGACCGAAGCGTCATCGACCTCGGCACGCGCGCGCTCGATGAGCGGCGCCAGCTCGGGGACCGCCACGGTCGCACGCCAGCGATCCAACGGGGTGGTCCAGGTCGCACGCCACAACGCGACTAGAGACGTGGCGACCTCCACGCCGATGCTCTCTCGCGCGGCCTCGCCCACGCCGAGCGCCAGGTGGGCCAGGGCTAGGCGGCTCTCGTCGCGGCTCACGACGCCACCTCGACACTCTCGACGCTGCCCATGTCCTCGCCGCTCTGGCGAGTCCAGTAGGCGACCGCGAGCTCGGCCGCGCGCAGCGGGCGGTGCCGCGCGTCGGCAGTCTGGTACGGGAGCGTCTCGACGCTCTCACCGTCGCGGTCGACGGTGACGCTCTGGATAGGGGCCGAGGCCTGCGCCAGATCGGCACGCATAATCCACTCGGTGCCGTCGCTCATGGTCACGATGTAGTCGGTGGTCTTCATGGTCTCTCCTGTGGCGCGGGTTGTCCGCGCCGTGCATGCTGGGCGCCCGCACACCGCTGTCACGGTGCGGGGCGCCCGGTGGTCTCTCCGGGCGCCCCGGGCGGGGCTAGGCGTTGGCCATCGCCCGAGTCCGCGTCTCGATGATCATTGCCTCGGCCTGGCTCCGGGCCACCGAGTCACGGGCGAGGGCCCGCCGCGCGAGCTGCGCGGTCGCGTCGTCGCCCGCCGCCTCCGCCTCGGCGCCGAGGGCGCGCACGTCGTCGTCGGTCGCGCTGATCTGGCACGCGGCGACCCAGGCGCGGCCGAGCAGGTCGGTGAGCTGCGCCTCGGTCACACGGCCGTCCGAGGCGTCTTCGATGTACGAGCCGCGGCGGACGTCGGGGCCCTCGCCCCGGATGCGGCACCCCTCGACCTCGCCCTGCCGAGTCGGCCGAACGGTGATCGACAGGTCGTCGCCCTCGTGAGCCGAGAGCCACTCGGTCATGTACGCGCAGCGTGCGGCGTGCTCCTCGGTGGTGACGGGGGCGCCCCAGGCATCGGCGCTCAGTACGTGGGTCAGGCGGATCTCGGTGGTCATGGTCTCTCTCGTTTCTGCCGGGTGCGCTGTCACGCCCCGACGAGAGAGACTCTACGCGTTCTCTGGTTCGTGGTCTACCGTAATTCAAACAATCGTACAACCGTAGCAACGGCGGC